ATGCAGCAACAGTGTCTCACAGTGGAACACAAACTTTTGATTTTGGATTATGGTCAAGATTACCAGAAAAGCCAGAAAATAAACTTCAGCCTAACTGGGATTATAGAGCAAATCAGTTTGCAGACTTTTACGACTTAGACACTGACAATTTTGATGCAGAACAACAACGTTTAGCACAACACTTGATTGGTTATCAAAAACGCAATTATTTGTCAAACATTATTCAAGATGATGTTAGTCAGTATAAATTCTACCAAGGATTTATTCAAGACAAAGGTACGTCAAATAGTATAACAAAATTGTTTGACAAACTAGGAAGTGCAAATCGTGATAGCATTGAATTGTATGAAGAATGGGCGATACGTGTTGGACAATACGGTGCTGTAACAAGTTTTGATGAAGTAGAATTTAAGTTAGACGAAAAACAATTTAGAATTGAACCTCAAACTATGGAGTTGGTAAATCAAGTAGATAATACTAGAACAGATCTAGTTTATCAATATCCTAGTTCTGATGTGCTAGTCAAACCTGCTGATTATGATGCAGGATTTTTACCTGTTAATAACACTGTAAATGAATACACAAAAACTGGCGGGTATGTTAAATTAGATCAGGTTGACTTTTTGGCAAAAGTATTAGAAGATATTTTAACAGTTGATATTGATACTGTAGATATTGGTTCATATATTTGGACACCAAAAGATGGAACAAGTTGGATGGTTTATCGTCATGTAATTGCTCCATACAAAATTACACACATTGAAAAAACCGATTTAGGTTTTAAAATGTATTTTGATAGAAATATTGAATTAGAAGAAGATGCTATTATAGGTGTTAACAATATCAATGATGAAGTAAACGGATTTTGGCTGGCAACAAATATTCAAAGAAATATAGTTAACAACAATGATAGCACTATAACTAATCCAAATATAGAAATCGAAACTGATAATCCTATCAGTGATGAATTCATTGATTTAGCAGACAGTACACTAGGTATTGTAAGTGAATTCTGCATCCGTAGAGTTACTCAAGTTACTGATGTAAACATTGCGCTACAAACCTATGATTTAAATAATGATAGATTTTGGATTGACGATATAGGCGATAGTATCTCTGGTGTATATGATAACAAACCTATCTTAGAAAAAGTTCAAAATATATTAGCAACTGAAGAAGACAGTACATTATTTGGACAAAGTATTGCAGCAAGTTATAATAATACTGTTTTAGCAGTAGGCGTACCTGATATCAATGACGGTAAAGTATATGTGTATACACGTGGGAGTGATGCATTACAATTAAAATTAAATCAAATACTAGAACCAAGCACGTTGTATCACGACAACAATAGTCAATTTGGTGATAGTGTTGCAATGTCTAGCAATGGGTTATATCTATATGTAGGTGCTCCACTTGCGTCAAATGTGCATAGTAGATATAAAGGTATATTAGACCCACTACAAGAATATGAGCAAGGCGATATTGTTAGTAGCAAGGGCGTATTATGGGAAGCACAAAGAACAGTTACAGTTGAAAGTAGCACTATTAATTTAGAAAGCCAAGATTGGCAACGTGTAACAATTATACCTGCAGATCCAAACGCACCTGCTCTGTCATATACTCAACAAGGTGTTGTATACATTTACAAAAAACTGATTGATAATACTTTTGATCTAATAGACGTAATTTGTAGTAGTGCGCCTGGAACAAATGAAAAATTTGGTATAGGACTTAAAGTTGTATCACCTGGTGATTATGATCATAGTTTGTATGTACGCAGTCTTGCTGACAATGGTAGATTGTACATCATCAATAACAAAGGTGTAAATGATGTAGAATCATATGCCTATAATATTGATGAAAATTATAGAGGAGAGTGGCAAACTGTTGCAAAGTATATAGAAAACGAAGTTGTTTATTATGAAGGTAATCTATATCAAGCTAACCAAACAGTGTTCCCAGGTAATCCCTTTGATGTTGCACATTGGAATCAGCTAGACACATTTGTGGACTACACAGGATATTTAACAGCAGATTTATCTGATCACACAGATTTATATAACGAGGACAGCAGTGGTTTTGGTTTAGCAACAGATGTAGGTACTACATTTGATATAAGTGATAATGCTGAAGTAATAGCACTCAGTGGTGTATTAAGTGGTGCCGAATTTAGAGTAGCAATTTATAGAAAGCAAAACAACAGATATGTATTTGATCAAAATATAGATTCACCAACAGACGGAGAATTTTTTGGACACAGTGTGTCTTTGAACACATTAGGTGATAAACTTGCTATTGGAGCGCCCGACTCAGATGAAGCTGGAATTAAAAATGGACAAGTATACGTCTATAAATTAGAAAATCAACAATTTGTTTTAGATCAAAAATTATTTTCACCAGACGGAGAAAAGAACAATAGATTTGGTGTGCATGTAGATTTAGATGGCGATAAATTAGCTGTTACAAGTCAACGAGGTGACACCGAATATGAAATTACGTTAGATGGTGGAGAAACTATTTTTGACAACGGAGCAACAAATATTGTTGATAAAGTTGCTGATAACAGCCGTGTATATCTATATGAAACTATTAATAACAAATTAATTTACTCTGAAAAATTAATGTCAAGTACCGACATTAGTGATTCTGATATGAATTATGGATATTTAAATAGAAACCATTTGTACATGGTAGCACCATCACAACCAATTGAAAACATACTTGGTGATTCTTCTAACAATAACGGAGTTATTCAAGATTTTAGAAATGACTTAAATGCAACTGCATGGACAGTAAATTCTCAAATTCAACCTTTCGTAAATTTAAGCAAAATCAAAGGTGTTTGGTTGTACGACAATACCACAAAAGATTTAATTACATATTTAGATTTTATTGATCCAATACAAGGACGTATTGCTGGACCAGCTGAACAAGAACTTTCATACAAGTTGTACTATGATCCTGCTGTATATAATGTAGGCTCGACTGACACAGGAACTAAAGATCTTTGGTCAACACAATATGTAGGAAAACTATGGTGGAATTTAGACACAATAAAGTGGTATAATCCATATCAAGGTGACCTTCAATTTAAAACAAATACTTGGAATCAAATTATTCCAGGTTTCGATGTTGACATTTATGAGTGGGTTGAAAGCGATTACATTCCTAGTGAATGGGATAGTTTAGCAGATACAACTGAAGGTTTAGCAGAAGGTGTAAGCGGTACAAGTTTATATGGCGACGAGACCTATACTGTGGCAAACAGTTACGATTCTATAACAGGTGTTGCAATACCTAAATATTATTTCTGGGTAAAATCTAAAACAACATTACCTAATACCTATGGCAGAAAAATTTCTGCATTAGATGTTGAAAATTTAATTAAAGATCCAGCAGCACAAGGCTATAGATATATCAATTTATTTGATAGTAAGAATTATGCTTTACACAATGTTAGAAATTTAATAAAAGATAAAGATACTGTTCTACATATTGATTATTACACAACAGACAACGAAGAAAATAATATTCACAGTGAATATCAATTGTTAACTGAAGGTCTTGCAAGCAGCAAACCAAATGCAGATATTGTGGACAAATGGGTAGACAGCTTGGTAGGTTACAACGAGCAGAATATTCAATTACCAGATACAAGAGTAAGTATTGCTAGACGCTTTGGTATACTAAACGAACCAAATCAAAGTATGTTTGTAAACCGAAAAGAAGCTCTAAAACAAATTATTGAGCGAGTAAATGGAATACTTACTGAATATGTTGTAGTAGACGAATTTGATATTTCACCGTTGATGCAAATTGATCCAACGCCAAGTAAATTTAGTAATCTTTGGGATACCGAAATTGAAAGCGAAAGTTTACTTAGGTTTATCGGTACAGCAAAAATTACACAAGCAGTTTTAACTCCAGTAATTGAAGATGGTAAAATTAAATCTGTCACAATTACAAATCCAGGCAGAGGCTATATTGACAGTAACTATACTGAAGGAACAACAAGACACGGTCCTACAGTAACTATAGAAGGAACAGGTACTGGTGCCGAAATTAAAACCTATATCAATAACTTGGGCCAAATTATCAGTGCAGAAGTTTTAAACGGCGGTAAAAATTATTTAGATAATACTACACTAATTGTGCGTCCGTTTAGCGTTCTTGTTAAAAATGATAGTGACATTGGCGGGTTCTGGGCAATTTACAACTGGATTAGCAGTACAGGTGAATGGTTTAGAAATCAAATACAAGATTATGATGTATCTTTGTATTGGAACTACACAGACTGGTATGCTGATGGATACAATTCAGAAACTGCAATCAACTTTATTATTCCTGGCGCTTATGCACTAGAAAGTTTAGATGACAAAATTGGTAGTGTTGTAAAAATTGAAACTATTGGCAGCGGCGGTTGGTTGTTGTTAGAAAAGATTGACAACCAACAAAATGTAGATTATACTGTTAACTACAAATCAATTGGTAGACAAAACGGCACTATACAATTTAGTAGCCAGTTATATCAAAGCGACAGTGTAGGTTACGATAAACAAATTTATGATACTAGTTTCTATGATAGAGAACCTAGTGAAGAAATAAGAATTATCTTAAAAACAATACAGGAAAATATATTTGTTGATCAATTAGAAGTTGAGTGGAATAAGTTATTCTTTAGCAGTATTCGTTATGCTATAAGTGAGCAAATAGATGTAGATTGGATATTCAAATCCAGTTTTGTTACAGCAAAACACAATGTTGGCGAGTTGCAACAAAAAATCACATATCAAAATGATAATTTGCCAAACTATCAAGAATACATTAATGAAGTAAAACCATTTAGCACTAAAGTTCGTGAATATATCAGTGCATATGAAAAAGTAGAACCTACACAAACTGTAACAACCGACTTTGATTTGCCACCTGCATATGATGCAGAAACAGGACGAGTGATTCCTGAAGCAATTAAATTTATAAACAATGAATTAACAAACGTTAGTGCTAGTGCATTGACATATCCAAAACGCAACTGGCTAGACAATGTGGGTTTTGAAATCAAAGAGTTTGTAATTTTTGATGGCGGTAGTGGTTATACTAATACAGCTAATGTAACTGTAAGTGGAGGAGGTGGTCCTACACTAGAAGGATTTGCATATTTAGGCGGTAGCAGTATCAGTTATATTGATGTTAATACCAGTGGTGCAAAATACTTCAACACTCCAACTGTAACAATTAACGGTAGTTTAACTGAGGACGGCGAAGAAGCTATCGTTTATGCTATCATAGGTAATAACCTAGTTAGAAACACACATATGTTGATGCGTTTTGATCGTGTTACAGGAAATTATTTGTTTACTACGCTAGATGAAACTGAAACATTTATTGGCAATGGCGGATTAACAGAATTTAACTTAAAATGGCCGGTGAGCACACGTAGTGCTGATATTAGTATTACTGTAGGAGGAGTTGATCAACTTATTAGTGATTTTACTATTAGCAATGAACTTGATAAAAATAAAAACTTTGAAAGATACAAAGGTCGCATCACATTTACAAATGCACCAGCAAATAACGCAGAAGTAATTATAAATTACAAAAAGTCTACTGATTTGTTGACAGCAGCTGATAGAATCAATTTCTTCTATAATCCTACAACAGGTATGCCAGGCAAAGACTTAGCACAATTGATGGACGGAATTGATTACGGTGGTGTTCAAATGGACAGTATTGGCTTTGGCGAAAGTTTAGGCTGGGATCTACAAGGCTTCGGTATTGATTTTGATACATTTGATACAAACAATGAAGATGAAGTTATTGTATTAGATGGAAGTACACAAATTGTTAATTTGTCTAAAGAATTAGAAGCAGGTGTTGAGTACAACGTATATCTAAACAATGTGCGTATTGACGATCCTGAATATCCAGGGCCTGGCACTATTAACCCTAATGCAAAAATGGTTACTATTACAGGTGACGGAATTACTAAAACAGTTTTCCTAGACAGTGATGTAATTAGCACTCAAATGGACGATGTAGTAGTTGTACGTAAGTCTACTAGTGATGGTAGCTTTACACCTGAAAGCGTAGCCTTTGATGTTAGTCTAGGCGGCGGCACTTTTGAAACAACAACTGCTACAGGCATAGATCCAGGTGAAATCGTTGTAGATGGTGACGGATTTGTTACAGAAACTACATCAAAAGGTCCTGAAGAACAAGTTCCAGGGCAAGTATTAGATACTATGGACATAACAGTTTATAACAGGGTGTCTCAAGGACAAGGCTTAATTGCAGTTCGTAATTATATTACAGATGGCAACACATTAGAATGGGACTTTGATTTACTACCACAAACAGAAAACACAGTAATTGTAACAGTAAACGGAGAAGTAATTGGACACGATGATCTTGTTATTGATTTTGAACGCAAAGTTATTAGTTTAGCTGACAGCACAGTTATTGAAGCAAATAAGAATCTAAGTATTTTGTGTATTGGTACTAATGGTGTTGATATTGTAGATAGTGATATTATTGTTGCAGATGGTACAAGCACACTGTACGAATTACCATTTAAATTCACAACTGATCAAAGTATATTTGTAACAATAAATGGTGTCAAGAAAGAACGTACTACTGAATATGGTTACGATACTAACGCAGCAGGTTTTGGAGTTTTAGAATTCCCTACTGTAATCGATGCAGGATCAATAATTCAATACACTGTTTATAGTGATAACGTTAATCAATTCAGTGAAATGGTTGTTGATAAAACAATGTTAGTTGATGGAGACAACAGAGTACATAGATTTAACAACGAAGTTGTTGTTCCGTTTATTAAGAAACCATATTCGCATAATATACTAGTGCAACGCAGCAAAGGTTCAAAATTCCTAAATCCTGGTTATAGAAAATCTTACACAATGACATTGCAAAGAGATTACGACATTGATGCGTGGCAATTTGAGGATACAACTCAAGTTAACAGTAGTGATGTTAGAGTTTATATCAACAATGAAATATTAGATGAAACATTATGGAACTACGATCCTTTAAATGGTAGAGTTGAAATATTGTCAAATAACATAGGTTTAATTGGCGATAAACTCGAAATCTTTATTATTAGAGATGCTGAATATTTCTTCTTTAATACAATAGCTACTATTGAAGGCGATAATGCAAATAAACTTGCTCCAATTCCACAAGGCACAGATGTAGCATTTGCTCTATCAGATGATAGCACAGTTGTTAATGCAAGGGTAGAAAGTTTTACTTATGATGGCAATAACGCAATTTTAGAATTACAAGGTTATGTTAGAGACTTGTTTGATCTAAAGAGTACAGACGATACTCCAGCAATAATTGCAAATGATGATAGTACTCCAGGATTAAAAATATTAGATGTAAAATTACAAGAAACTGATAATCTTGTGTTATTAGAAGCACCAGAAGAATGGGAAGAAGTAAACATCTATACATTTAGCAATCATGACATAAATGAGTTTGAAAGAAACAGTTATGATGTAGTTTGGAACACAAGTCAAGCACCAGCAGGCTCACAAGAATATATTGATAAAAACTTGTTGAGTACAGGGTATGTAAAATTACAAAAACCTGCTCTTAGTGCAAATTATGTTTGGGTCTTTAAAAATGGTATTATACAAGTACCACAAAAAGATTATAAAATTACTGAACGTAAAGATGGAGTTCAAATGTATGAAAAGGTTGATCCTAATGATACAATAGATGTGCTTCAATTTGCAGCACCAGTAAGTAAGCCAAAATTTGGATTTAGAATATTTAAAGATATTTTAAATCGATTCCATTACAAACGTTTGAATAATTTGAACGAATATGAATTACAACAGCCTTTAAATTATTATGATCAAAGTATTCAACTTGTAGACGCTACAAATCTTGAATCTCCAAACAGAGCATTAGGATTACCGGGAGTAATTTGGATTGACAAAGAGCGTATTGAATATTTCTCACTTGACGGAAATGTTCTAAGACAATTACGCAGAGGAACATTAGGTACAGGTATAAAAGAACAATATGCTGCAAATACAAAAGTTGTAGGACAAGGTATTGAAGAAAATATTCCTTACAAAGATGCAGTATATAGAACTAAGTTTATCGGTGATAGTAGTACAAAACAATTCTTGTTAGATTGGACACCCACAAGTATTAATGAATTTGATGTTTATTTAGGTGGTATAAAACTACGTAAAGATAATATTGTAACTTTTGATCCAACTATAGATCAAGATTCTCCAGAAGCTGACATTACAATAGCTCCAGAATACACTATGGAAACAATTGTTTGGGGAGATAGTACAAGAGTTGCAATTTATCTTGCAGATTACATCGATCCTCCTGCAGATGGAACAATTATTGAAATTGTAAGAAAAACAGGTAGAATTTGGAACGAATTAGGCAAATCAATTGCAGATAGTGAAAATGAAATCTGCAAATTTATAACAGACAAAACAATATCGCTACCCCGATAAATACAATATAGGAACGGAATAAAAATATGGTTAATGAACAAAGTGGCGTACACATTGAAGGACACATAAAAATATACAACCCTGAATCTGGACATGTGTATATTAACAAACGTAATGCTATTCATTATGAAAACATGAGTATTAGTCTTGCCGAAAGTTTAGGTAATGCCGGCGAAGGCTTTATATATGAAATGGGGTTTGGTAATGGAGGAACTAGTGTAGATCCTACAGGTATTATCACATACTTAACACCCAATAGCACAGGTACAAATGCAAGTTTGTATAACCAAACCTATAGTAAAGTTGTTGACGACCGTTCAGTTAACAACGTAGATCCGCAACGTAACAAAATAGAAACACGTCACGTCACTGGTACTAATTATACTGATATTGTTGTTAGTGCATTACTAGATTATGGTGAACCAGATGGACAAGATGCATTTGATACTGCAACAGATACAGAACAACAATTTGTATTTGATGAACTAGGATTAATTGGTTATTCGCCAAGCGGAACCGGTAGATTATTAACACACGTTATATTCCATCCTGTACAAAAATCACTAAACAGATTGATTCAAATTGACTACACTGTAAGAGTACAAAGTTTAAGTGGAGGTAACACTTAATGCCATATAATATTCCGTTTACAGATGAAGCAAACAAAGGTAATGTCACGGTAGAAGATAACAGTATCAACACTGAAACAAGTATGAAATTACCAGGAAGATTAACAACAGACTACGGTCAAAGTGTTAATGAAAACTTTTTACATTTACTAGAAAATTTTGCAAATGCTAGTCCTCCTGTTAATCCGGTTGAAGGACAATTATGGTATGATACAACACAAGATGTTGATCAACTTAAAATCTACGATGGTACCAATTGGGTTGCAGCAGGCGGCCTAAAAAAAGGACCATTTGAACCTGATATATCAAATAGTGTTGCTGGCGATCTATGGGTAAACACCAGCACTAGTCAACTGTATTTGTATACAGGTAGCGGTTGGCTACTAGTAGGTCCAAATTACAGTGATGGAAATAAAAGTGGGGCATTAGTAGAAGAAATTGTAGATACTGCAAGTGTTACACGAACTGTAATTATTAATTATATTGAAAATATTCCTGTAACAATTTATACAAGATCAGAATTTTCACCAAAAACACCTTTTGCTGGATACAGTAGTACAACACCTTTAAAGGTAGGGGTAAACTTCAATAAAAGTTTAACAGATGCTAAATTTAACGGTACAGCAGATATAGCTGAAAATTTAAAAATCAGTGGTGCGAGTATTCCTGCATCCGATTTTATGAGAACAAACGTTGTCAATCAAGTTACACAAAAATTACAAATTAAAAACAACGAAGGCATTGAAGTTGGTAATGCTAAAACAATTAGTATTTTAGTAGAAGGAAATAACGGTATTGTTGAAAATACCATTCCTGGTGCACCTATCGATTTACGTGTAAACAATAATGGCACATTTACTGTACCGCTACGTGTAAAAAGCAATACAAATGTAGGCATCAACAATTTAAATCCTACAGAAAGTTTAGATGTTATAGGAAATATCAAAACAGACAGTAAAGTTATAGTCAACGGTACAGATCAAAGTAATGATCCATCTACAGGATCACTGGTAACTGCTGGTGGTTTAGGAGTAACAAAGAATTTAAATGTTGGCGGCAATGCAACAATTGACGGAAATATAACATTAGCAAATTTGATACCAGATCAAGCTAATGTAAGAAATATTGGGTCAAGTGTTTTACCGTTTGATACATTGTATGCAAACAGAATTACAGGTAATCTAACTGGTAATGTTACAGGTAATGTTAGCGGTACAGCAGGTAGTACCAGTAAATTAAATAGTACAACAACTTTTGCTATGACAGGGCAGGTCATTAGTAGTAGTTTTGTTTTTGATGGTCAAACAGGCGGTAGTACAAAAACTTTTGGAACACAAGCTGCACCTGCTATTATTAGCGATCAAACTGCTGCAACAACTATTAATAGAACTGATGATGAATTACTAATTAATCAAGGAGGTGTTTTAGCAAAAGCAACTCCGGCACAACTTATTGGTAGTATAGATACAATGCCAATTGGTACAATTATAATGTTTGGTGGACCTGTTGCACCTACTGGATGGTTTATTTGTGACGGAGAAGAATATTCTAGAACAACTTATTCGGCATTGTCAGATGCACTAGGATTTGATCCAAGTAATAGTAGCACATGGTATTACGGAACACCGACAACTGGTAACTTTAGAATTCCCGATCTTAGAGGTCAACTGCCATTGATGAGTACATCTAGTACATTATCAGGAAGAACGTTGTCTCCTAATGCAATTACTACTGGAGATTTAGGTAGTACAGATGGTAATTCAGAAGTTACTATTCAGCAAGAAAACTTACCAGAACACAAACATGATTTACAAGACGGCGGAGACAATCAATACTATGCTTCAAGTTCAGCAACATACTCAGGCACAGACAGTGTACCAAATGATGGCGATACAACAGGTATTGGTACTAGACTTGAAACAAGTGGTGGAGTAGTAGATTTACAAAATTTGCCAATGAATATTGTTAACCCCTACCTTGCTCTCAACTTTATTATCTATCACGGAGTAACTTCATAATGGCCTATAAATTAAACAAAACAGACGGATCGTTATTAGTAGAATTAGTAGATGGACGATTAGACACAACATCCGCTGATATTAATCTTATAGGTAAAAACTATCAAGGATTTGGCGAAAGTATAAATGAAAACTTTATTAAAATGTTGGAAAACTTTTCTAACACAACTGCGCCTTCTAATCCTATCAAAGGACAATTATGGTACGATACTGCTACAGGTAGATTAAAAGTATATGACGGTATTACTTTTAGAAGTACAGATAGTACAATTTACAGTGCTACACAACCAGATGAATTGATAGAAGGCGATATTTGGATTGACGGATCAAAAGATCAAGTGTTCTTTTGGAACGGCACCGAAACTGTACTTGTTGGGCCAGTTTTTGATAAAACACAGTCAACTACCGGTGATGTAGTTGAAACAATCAAAGATACATTAGGACAAAATAGAACAGTTGTAAAACGTTATATTAACGGAAGTTTGATTGGTATTGAAACCAAAGTTGCATTTACACCGGCACCTAGTATTCCAGGATTTACAAATTTAGAAATTGGTTTTAACCTAAGTGAAAGTTTTAGTTCATACAAATTCTTAGGTGCAGCGAATAGTGCAAAACAACTTATTGACGATTTTGGAAATGTTTATGATCAAAGTAGTTTCTTAAGTTCAAATAACAATAGTACAACCACAGGCAGTATTAGTATCAAAGATGATAATGGATTATTTCTAGGTGACGACTTTGACCTTAATATCAGACAAGATGGTGCAGTAACAAATCTAAAAATGCAGAAATCTAATCAAGATTTTAAAATAGCATTTGTAACTAATAATTTACAAGACAGTGTATACTTTGATGCAAGTGAAAAACGTGTAGGATTTTTTCAAAACACACTTCCTGCATACACAGTTGATATTGCAGGTGATTTACGTGTTACTGGCAATATTTTAGTTGAAGGCGATAGTGTCAGTTTAGATGTTGCTAAACTGCGTGTTGAAGATCACAGAATTGAACTTGCAATTCAAGACGATAGTACACTAATAAGTGAAGCAGATTTAGCAGGCTTAGAAGCGTTAAATGGTCCTGCTGGTATGGTTATCCGTGTATCAGGCGACGATAAAGAATGGGCATTTTACACAGGCACAAACAGTTGGACAAGTAGTCATGATATATCATTGTTAAATGACAGTGACAGTTATTACGTAGGTGCAAATGAAGTTCTTTCAAGAGACACACTTGGCGCATCAGTTGAAAACAGTAGTCTAAGAACAGTTGGTAAGTTAATTAATCTAACAGTTGGACCTGCTGGTGGTGAAACAATGACTATCACAGAAGATACAATTTCAACAACTGCTGGATTGCAAATTACAAGTGTAGATGCTATTGAATTAACAAACGCAAAACAAATTAAAAATGTTGCCGATCCTACTGACAACGGTGATGTTGTAAACAAAAAATATTTAGACGATTCAATTTTACAAACTCCGGTTGTATTTGGAGTAGACGTTACAGGTTTAGGAACTACATATAATCCTGGAACATATGGCGACGGTACATGCGACGATGCATTAATAGTTAAAATAGCGACTATGTTGGCAGAAATTTCGCCACCAACAACACAAAGAAACGGAACAGTTGCAAAAATTCATGCGTATTACACAGAAGCTACAACAGATCCAATTGATGTACAATCAGGAATTACAAAAACACTTACTGCTGTTGACAGTGCTGGTGTACAGAACGTTAACGTTGTAGGCGATTTTGCTATTAGTGATCCTACTGCAACAGTTACACTTACTGTAACAAGACGAGTGATCACAATAGAAATTAGTTCGTCTTTGTGGGATGTGAACACAGGCGTAATCGAGACATCAGCGGTATAACGATAAATAACATAAGCACGAGGAACAACAATAATGGCATATATTGTAAATAGATTTAACGGTACACAACTAACAGTTGTTGAGGACGGTACAATTGATCAAACAACAGACATCAAGTTTGTTGGTAGAAATTACAGCGGTTACGGCGAAGTACAAAATGAAAACTATCTTCATTTATTAGAAAACTTCAGCGGTACTACTGCACCTGTGAAAGCAATTGACGGACAGGTTTGGTACGATGCAAGTACCACTAAACTAAAATTTTATACAGGCAGCGCATGGAAAACTGCGGGCGGTACAGAAGTTAGTGCAACAGAACCGGTTGGCTTAGACGAAGGCGATTTATGGTGGTCGAGCACAAGCAATCAGTTGTATGGTAAAACTGCCGGTGGCGAGTTTATTCTTGTTGGTCCTCAAAGTGCTGGTAGCGGTACAACACAGATGCTTAGTGTTAATGTATTATCGGCACCAGATAACATAGAAAAAACAATTATCGTTGCTTTAATTAATGACGTTGCCATTTACGTTATTTCAAATGAAGAATTTACTCTTGCTACAACCCAGCCAGCAGGAACACCTGTGCTTACAGGTTTTAATGTTATTAAACGTGGTATTACTTTTGTTAATACAGGATCGGATGGTGTAACTGAAACTCTAGCATCGGGCGGCACTGATGTTTCTGGCTTAACAAATGAGCCAATTTATTGGGGAACAGTTAGCAATGCTTTAAAATTAGGAGGCAGACCAGCAAGCGATTATCGACTTACAACAGATGCAGTAAATTACGACGATGCTGGGTTTACAGTAGGTAATCAAGCAGATTTGCTTATTGATGTATCAGACACTGTGACACCAGGTTTTGCAAATAAAGTAGGCCATAGTATGAAATTTGGTGCAACAGCTGAAGGTGGTTCATTTAGTGCATCAAACAGTTACATTCTTCGTATTCAAAACAGCAGGAATGCACCTGCTGTAAGTACTATTGCAGGGTTATATCCAACACAAACAAGTGTTTATAATATTGGTAGTGCTGATGAAAGATTTGCAGAAGTACACGCTTCGTCCTTTGTAGGTACAGCAACTCAGTCAACTGCTGTTTTAGTAGGAGGCACAGCTCGTACAGCAAGCACAGCAGCAACGCCAAACACTATTGCTGCAAGAGATGGTTCGGGAAATTTAACAGCAGTGTTTTTTAATGGCACTGCAACACAAGCACAGTATGCAGATTTGGCTGAAAAATACACTACAGAAATTGAACATCCTGTAGGTACTGTAATGGCGGTATCTGCACAAAGATTTGTTGAAGAAGCAGATGTTAGTGCAGAAACAAGACCAGCAAGATCAAGTGATTTAGCAATTGGTGTTATTAGTGAAAATCCAGCATATTTAATGAATAGTGAAATTGATGGACAAGCAATTGCGCTAAAGGGTCGTGTTCCAGTGAGATGCACCGGTATAGTTGAAAAAGGCACGCCTGTATATGCCTGGGAAGATGGTGTATGCACAACCACTGCAACAAGAGCACTTGTCGGTATTGCATTAGAAACAAACACAAACCCAGAAGAAAAATTAGTAGAGTGTGTGCTGAAAGTATAAGTACTATAACGGAGATTAAGTATGCCAGAAATAGTTTCAGCAGCAAGATATAATGAATTACAAGGTCGGATAGCAGGTTTATTAGGAGTAGGAAACAGAGACAAAGGATACAACCAAACAGTATCGTCTAATGGTCAACCAAAAGAAACTATTGTTTTAGCATCACATATGAACAGTTTGTATACTGATTTTGAAAAGGTATATGTACATATAAATGGTACAACACCTACAACAATTGCAACTGTGACCGACGATGACGACATTGAAGAGGCATTGTATGCTGCATACGAATCTTTAATAAACACTTTAGAAAATGATAGGTTCATTATACACCCTACACAAGCAACTGCAGAAACAGCTGGTGTAAACAGTATAAAAAATGGTTTAGCAAGTCCTTGGGGCGGAACTGCTACACCTCAGCAAATTAATCATACTATTGATGTTGGCTTTGCATCTGCAAATGAACGTAGAGCATTTTTTAATGCAGGCGGCCAGATACGTTTTAATGCTAGTATTGACATTAGTTCAGTAGGCGGTGCCGACTTGGCAAAAAATCAAGCATGGGAAACAATGCTTGATAACAGTGGGCAAGTTCAGTTTGGTAGAGCTGCAACTGCTACAACAGGAAGCGGCACAGCGTATACTATCGGCAATGAAGATCTTACCAGTACATATCAAAAAATATATCTTAAAGAAGGAGACCCAAGCGGAACATATGCTGAAAACAACTGGTATGTTGAAGCCAAAAACAAAAATGATTCTACAATAACATTTAATATTGTATTTTGGGATTTAGACGTAGGAACTGGGGGTGCTGACGAATATGTGGCTGGAGTTTTAACAAGTTCTGTATCTCATTTAAGAGCATCGGGGACGTATGTGAGTAATGATGCTCCTGCATATGTAAAAACAAGCGAATTATGATTGACAAAAAAGATAATTAGTATTACAATATTTAAAAGGAATGTAAATGGCTCAAAATACCCCGATATTAGCATCACATTATAATGCAATTAGAGAACTTGTTGCTGGAAGATTAGGCAGTGTTTCGGTGTATGTAGAGTATGGCAGTTTAACAACACCTCTTACAACCAGTGGTGGTTACGGAAGAAATTTTACAAGTGATATTGTTGTTGGAGGAAATACGCCTGGTGTAAGTGATATTGTTACTGAAGATCAACACTTTAATTTGTGGCTAGATTTGCAAGCTGGACATAATCATTGTTATGGATCATTAGCTGCTGACATATCTCCAACTGAATTTCAAGGCAAAACTACATATCCAAATGATGTTGACATTCCTAATAGAGATTTAATCGAATGGCAACACAAATTAGATTTAGATACAATAGCTGATACAGTATTAGCATTTAATCATGCAAGTACAGAATTTCCTAGCAGCAGTTTTACAGGTTTAGAGCCACTTGAAACTACTGGAGGAACAAGCACCAGTAGTACAAGAACTACACAGTTTGGCGGAAGTTCCGATGCAGTAAAAGTAATTAGACACGAAGTAACTGTAGATTTTGGCAGTCACAATGCCTTAATTTACTATCTAGCAGCAGGCGGTGAAATATTATTCCAAGCTAGTGCATCAGGAGGTAGTACAGGAACTCCTAACACAAAGGATTGGGATTGGGCCCAAACATTATCAGGTGCTGGAACAGTAAGATTTAGACGCAGAAATCAAACCACATGGGAATGCGAAGCTATTTCTCCAGGGTCGGGTACTGGCTTTAGTAATACTACTATTGGAAGCGGTACTACATGGACTAAAATATTTGAAAAGTTTGGTGGTTCTACCATAGGTAATCCAAATATTGGAGATCCAACGGGTACAACTATATACGACGACAACGTGTTTAGGATATATGCAAGAACAAATACTGCATTTGCAACTGCAACACAATTACAATTTAGAATAGAAGTTGATGATGCTGATTTAGGCACAGGTGGTCAGTCTGGATATCCTGGAGAAACTGATAGAGGTACTTTAGTTGATGAAAGTGTAACAGCAAATATTACAAGCACAGTTTACACAAAAACACCAAACAGTACATTTGTGTATGACGGTGTTACTTATAATGGTATTGTTTTAGAAACTCCGACTGGTGTAAAAAATTCCGACTTTTAATTGACAATCGAAAAAAACTACTATATAATAATGTTATGTAGGAGGAATACATGGACGAACGTCTTCAGAAAGCACTTGATCATAGCAATTATATGATTACATTAAACAATCAAAAAAGATTGTTAAAAGAGCAATATCAAGAAAATCTTGTATATTATTACAATGGTGGGCAATTTACAGTTACACAAGGACTTGTAAGTTTTTGTCAAAGTTTAGTTAGTCTTAATCAAGACGAAACTATCTTGATTGATGATAATGATTTGCCTATTGCAGTAGATGATTTAAACAATTTTTTAAGTGAAATTGTTACCAAATACTTTGAAGCAGCAAATAGTTATCTTGTTGAATACAATCAATTAAAGAAAAACAGAACTGTAGAAAGTGTTGTTAATTTATGAGCAGAGGTGTATTGTTATTTGCCAATAACAATGGAAGTATTGATTATGTAAAACAAGCAGTATATTTGGCAAAACGGATTGAAAAGTATTTACAATTACCTGTTAGTTTAGTTACAAGTAACAAATTAACAAAAGAACAATCAAAGGTATTTGATCAAGTTATTCCATCTACATTATCAGTGGCAAAAAGCACCACCAAGCGCCATTGTGACGGCGATATGTATGATAAAATAACTAAATTTTATAATAACGATAGAGCATTTGCATATGATTTAACTCCCTATGAACAAACTATTGTCATGGACACAGATTTTATTATTTCAAATAATTTACTGAATAATTGTTTTATACAAAACAAAAACTTTCTAATCTATAAAGATGCTACACACATAGGAATACATACAGGTACTCCTGAATTCCAAAGGGTAAGCGATACTAGTGTTGATTTTTACTGGGCAACAGTATTCTTTTTTAGAAAATCTCAAGATACAAAAATATTTTTTGATTTAATTAAACACATACATGAAAACTATCTACATTATCGAAGCATGTATCAATTTAGGACTACAGTGTTTAGAAATGATTTTGCATTTAGTATGGCAATACACATTATGAATGGCTATCAAGCTGGAGAATTTGCAGGTGCATTGCCTGGTAAAAAGTTTTATGCTATAGATAAAGATGTATTAATTGACATAGTAGATGACGAAATCAAAATTTTAGTGCAGAAAACAAATAGGTTTGGTGAATATACTGCTGTAAAATTAAAAGGCAGCAATTGTCATGTGATGAACAAATTTAGTTTGGAGAGAATTATTGAAAACAAATAATTTTACAATGTTGGCACAAAACAGTGATTTTGACTACGTGCGTCAAGCATATCTTGCAGCTATGAGTATCAAAGCTACAAACAAAAACAGCAAAATTTGTTTAATTACAAATGATCCAGTTCCTACAAAGTATAAACAAGTTTTTGATGACATTGTAGATATTCCGTGGGGAGATCATGCCGAAAATGAAAATTGGAAAGTTAGTAACCGTTGGAAAATTTATCATGCGATTCCCTATACTGAAACGGCTGTTATAGACACTGATATGCTTGTATTGGATGATTTGTCCTTGTGGTTTGATTTTTTACAAAATTATGATCTATTTTATACAAGTACTGTTACTACATATAGAGGGGAACAAATTCCAAAAGATTCTCATTACAGAAAAATATTTTATAATTTTAATTTGCCTAATTTATACAACGGATTTCATTACTTTAAAAAGAGTGACACAGCACACGAGTTTAATAATTGGTTAGAACTAATTACCAATAATTGGCAACAATTTTATATGCAGGTCAACAATTCATTAAAACACCTACCGCATCCTAGTATGGATATAACAGCAGCAATAGCAAGTTTAATAATGGATAATCAACATTTAATTACAAACGAAAAAACTAGATATCCAAGTTTTGTACACATGAAACCAAAAGTGCAAAATTGGATAGATAATTTTAGTTATAGATGGCAAGACAGAGTAGGTGTTTATTTAGATAATGAACTAAAATTAAAGATTGGCAATTATCAACAAACTGGTATTTTTCATTATACAGAAAAAGATTTTGTTACAAGTAATATTGTAAAAAAATATGAAACATATTTAGGAATATAATATGCAGATAAAACGTTATGTGTGCTTTGAAGAAGACGGATCTATTTACAAAATTACAAATAAACCAGATGATAGGTTTCAAAACTTAGAAGTAGATTTTACTGAGGTAGAAGATTTTATCACAGGAAAGTGTAGTTTATTAGAACACAAAGTTGAGTTTGATTTTATAGAAAAAAAATATAACATCAAAAGCCAAAAACAACTTAACGATGACAAACTCATGTGGGCATTTTTATATGAGATTCCTACAACTGTGCCGGAAGAAAAACAAATAGTAATTACAAAAAATAATTTAAAAAGACAATGGCAACTGTCTATTGATAAAACGTTTGAAAAACAAATAAATGATCAAAAAATAACAATTGATATGAGTAATTATTATTTTAGTGTAACTAAACAAAGTGATCCAAACGTACTGTACAAACTACTAAACTTTGATGAAACTATGCAATTACCTTTTACAGACAATTTTGAATTTGACGATGATGAAATTTCAGTGTATACTACACGTAGATTTGACAGTTACTTTTTTGAGGTAGTAAATGAGTAATACATTTAGAGTCGTTGACTATGACATTATCTATCTAAGTTACGATGAACCAAATGCAGAAAAAAATTATGCTGATTTAGTTAGCAAATGCCCTTGGGCTGAACACGTTAGTGGGGTAAAAGGCAGCGATAGTGCGCACAAAGCAGCAGCAGAAAAATCTACAACAGACAGATTTATTACTGTTGATGCTGACAATATTATAAATGATGACTTTTTAAATCAATCTATTGATTTTGACGAAGACACAGATTTGACTAACAAGGTTATTAGCTGGACAGCAAAAAATATTATCAATGGACTTAGTTACGGCAACGGTGGATTAAAGTGTTGGCCTAAACAGCATGTTCTAAATATGCGTACACATGAAAATGCACCTGCAGACAATCCACATGCACAAGTAGACTTTTGTTGGGATACTCAGTACATACAAATGAATGGTACATTTAGTACCATACACAACAATGCAACACCACAGCAAGCCTGGCGTGCTGGTTTCCGTGAAGGTGTTAAAATGGCATTAGATCAAGGTGTACGGCCTGACTATGAAGGCTTTAAACGTAACCATTGGAAAAACTTGCACAGACTTTATATTTGGTTAATGGTAGGTGCTGATGTTGAAAACGGACGTTGGGCGATACATGGTGCAAGAGAAGGTCTATACAAGACCATGTGTACAGACTGGGATTATATAAATGTACGTGACTTTGATTATTTGAACAATTATTGGAGTACCAAAGACATTTCTGATATGGAAGAGCAAACCGAAGATCTTGGTGCAAAACTAATTCACGAATTAGACATTCCAATCGCTGAAGAATGTTTAAATGCACAACAAAGTGCATTCTTTAAAAGTGTATATCAAAATCCTGTAAGAGACAACAGTACAAAATTTTTAGATAGAGAAAATTAATGGAGCGTAGCGAAAGCGAAGAAATCAAGCGTATTGATGCTATTACGCAGGAAATATCTCCTACGTTTTGTTTTGCAAAGTGGTATCACGCAAATATATATTTTCAAACAGGAGAAACACACAGTTGTTATCACCCCGCTCCTCATAAGATTGACACAGCACCATTATTAGAAAATCCAAGTGCAATACACAATACAGCGCAAAAGAAACAAGAACGTGCTGCTATGATGCGTGGTGAACAGCCTAGTGGTTGCAACTATTGCTGGAAAATTGAAGCAATGGGTAAAGATTATGTTAGTGATCGCAAACAACGTAATCAAACTATTTTTTTCAAGCATAGACTAAATGCTGTAAAAGAAGGTGGTGCAGAGTTTGATGTAAATCCTGAATACTTGGAAGTATCGTTTGGCAACGAATGTAATTTCCGTTGCGGATACTGTCATCCCAAAGCCAGCAGCAGATACTATCAAGAAATCAAACAGCACGGTCCGTACACAAACGTAAAAAATCACCGATGTGATATTGACTGGTTTCAAATATTTGAAGAAGAAAATAATCCATATTTAGATGCATTTTGGCGGTGGTGGCCTGAGCTTAGTAAAGAGCTACACATACTGCGTATAACAGGAGGCGAGCCAACAATACAACAAAGCACATACAAACTGTTTGATATGTTAGACGCAGATCCTAAGCCAGAACTGGAACTAAACTGCAACAGCAATTTAGGTGGAAAACCAAAGCAGTTAGAAAAGTTTACAAATCGTGTAAATGACTTGCTAACAGACAATAAAATAAAACGTTTTAAAATGTTTACAAGTATTGATACTTGGGGCAAACGTGCAGAATACATACGTGACGGATTAGACGTTGAGGTGTTTGAACGCAACTTGGATTATTTTATGCGCAACTGTGAAGCACCTATGGTGTTGATGATTACGTTTAACATATTCAGTGTAACAACATTCCGCACACTATTAGAAAAAATATTAGAATGGCGTGCTAAGTACAACGATGTTGAAACACACAGATGGCAGCGTTTGGGTTTTGATACACCACATTTAAAAGAGCCATTGCAATACGATATCAACATACTGCCAAAAAATTATATGAGTTATATGTATGATCATTTACAATTTATAAAAGAGAACGTAGATGATAATCGTAAAGATGCCTTTAGTACTATTGAGTATGAAAAGTTTCGTAGAGTTGTAGACTACATGGAAACTACAGAATATCCATTGGATAAAATTATTCAAGGACGTAGAGATTTTCATAACTTCTTTACAGAACAAGACAAACGCCGCGGAAATGATTTTACCGCAGCGTTTCCTGAAATGTCAGATTTTTTTGAACTTTGTAAAAAGTATGTTTAACTAAAAAGCGGAACAGCTTGTTCTGCTTCAGGCCATCTTGCATCTTTTAACAATTCGTACAAGCGATCAACGTCGATACGATAAAATGTTTGAAATGTGCCTTTGTATTCTAGTTCAATTGGATCTTTTGTTACACCGAGTTGATTAGTAAAACGCTTAGTCCAAACTCTATGAACACGGTTTTGACTGCCTACACCGCCTTCGTGCGTACTGATATAAACTGGTTTATCTCTACCAACATGTTCAATGCAAATTGGAAATAACATTTGTAGCGTATGATGATTTATTGGTCCCCACGATCTAGGAGCATAAACTCTATTACCGTCAATATGGTCTCTAACTAAGCAAGTTCTAGCACCAATACGATAGGCATTTTTTCCTAGTATACCTAGGCTTTTTAAACTATGCACTACACTGTTACCTACAATTTTATCGTTGTAGTAAAGTAAAAATAGAGTTGCATCTTCGTATTTTGCAATATAATCAATAAGCATTTCTTTACTACTATTATTGTAGTATCCATGCTTTTCTGCATCTTCAAACCATTGTGTTAGATCTTGTGATCCGTCGTACGCTTCAAATCTATACAAATTCTTGATTCCTAGAAATTTTACGTAGATTGTCATCTACTTTAATTTCATTTACTTTGATGGGTTTAATTTCATATGCACATTTATGTTGTTTGGTAAAGTTTTCAACATCTAAATCTCCAGTGTAATACACAACACATTCATGAGCAACTTTCCTACATAGTGCTAAACTTGCACCATTTTCAATAGCAACTTTTTCAATTTGTTCTGGATATACCCTGTCGCCGCAATTTTCCATTTTAAATGCATTGTATCTTCTTCCAGACAATCTAAATTCATCTGCACTGTTAAATTCAACAAGATCGCCGCTGTCCCACCATTCTGTTTGTTCTTTGTATTTGCAGTAAAATTCGGTACTGCCGTCATCGTGCTCAACAAATTTGAAATCAATATTTGGATTGATATCACTGAATTTGTAAATATCTTGGCGTTCTGTACTCATAATGATAGGTGGTACTTCTGTACTTCCATAACCTGTGTTTACTTGTTGTGCACCACGTGCTCGTAAATCTTCCATTAGTCCTGTAGGAGTAATATCACTTCCAACTTGCATTTGCTTCATACAACTTAAATCTAAGTTTTTCCATTTCTTGTGTCTATGCCAAGTTTTCCAAACATTAGGAAGAATTAACATATTTGTTGGCTGCACTTCGCGTATTCTATCTGGTAGATTTGCAACTGTTGTCTCGATGAATGTATCACACTTTGCAACGTGACAAGGATATAAGCTCATACTTGTAAACCCAATACCTCTAGGATTGTACAACGCCATCATACTACTATTAGAATCGAGCATAAAATATTCTGCATTGTATTCTGCAACTTGTCTCATTAGTTTTTCACTGTGTTGATATGTTTTTGGTTTGCCTGTTGTTCCACTTGTACTAACTGTAATATTCCAGTTATTAAGATAATTGATAACAGATTCCCTAACGTGTTCATTATCACTTTTTAAATATTCTACGCCATCGATATAGATCATACTGAAAGAACCTCCAAATTTCTAGTGTTTTAATTATAACAGAGATATTGTGTAAGTCAACCTTTACTTTTAGTGTAAATCAATCCAATTAGTTCCGTCATACCCTTGGAATTTATTTGTGTTAACATTGAAAATAATCATACCTGCTTCTGCAATCATACTATCTCTGTCTGCAAAAGTTGTACCTCTTGCTTTGAACACTGGTACTGTGAGTACACCGTCGCCATCAAAGCTCAAACGTCTTGGATTAGTATGCTCAGTATTGGCGTTTCCTTTTGGCAAACTAACAATAAATTTACTTTCTACGTGTGTATCTGTTGGTGTAGCATCTGCATAGATACCAAACCTTCCACCAGGAACAAAGTCTGTTCCATTGTAACCTGCACTTGAAATAATTGCAAGTGTGTTGTCAGGTCCTATAGCAGTTTTTGCAGTTACCGTACCATTATAATTTTTAACATTTAAAAATTCTTCATCTGTGCTTGTTTCTACTGTAATTGCATCTGAAAAAATATTTATGTCACAATCTATATCATCTGTAATATAACCACCAATTGTTACTACACCATTAACAGCGTGTAACACAGTTCCTTGCTCACTACAACTTAAAACATCTTGACATTCATCAATTGGATCTTCCCAAATAACCTTGCCATCAAAATGTCCTCTTATGGTTGCAGGTGCATACGCATTAGTTGGATCAACAGGATCGTGTAGTGTAATAATTTCTTGGCCATTGTAATGGATTACATTTGCTCTAAGTGCAGTTTCTCCTCTATTTTCCCCAACTATTAAAACTGGTCCTCTTGCAGTTTCGCCTTCAGCTGGCATGTGGGGTGAACCTATACCTCCAAGAAATTCGTGTTGATTAAATTGTGGATTCCATCCATGCAGTGGAACTGGTCCTTCTTCTTCAGTCCAGGTAACAGTAACAGTACCATCTAAACGACCAAAAACAACACCAGTAACATTACCAGTAACATCGCCAATAACATCGCCAGTGTGCTCGCCTACACTATTACCAAAAAATTCACCATATGAAGTACCGTTAAAGTCGCCACTAAATGTACCATATACAACACCTTCGCTTGTGATGTTGCCATAGACATCTCCATACAAATCACCTGTAATTGTTGTAGCAGAAATAGTCCTATTTGAAGCATCAACAATAGTTGTGCCTTCTGGATCAACAACATTTCCGTAAACCGGCGCATTGATTCTAGCATTAATACCGTCAATAAGTTTTGTTGCGCCACTGTTATCATATACACTACCTAATACATCTGCTTTAAATAAACGTTCGCTGGCATTATAAACTACATTACCTTCTGGATCATGAATGTCACCAACTAATGGTCCATATAATTTTCCAGTTGAAACATCAACCTGAATTAATCCTTCGTTTGATACAACATCTGCTTTAATAACACCTTGCCAACTATCGACAAGTGTAGATTCGTCTGCGCCTACAATATCTAATCTATATGCTTCACCTGGTATAAAATCTGCCATAACGTCCTCCGCTACATTATTTATCTATTCTGTTCTTGACTTCGAAGTTAAGTTATCATATAATTACAATATGTATGATATATATTTAATTGGTCAATCAAACTGGAGCAGTTACAGGAATCTAAAAAAACGTTTTCCTACTGCAAAACATGCTCAAACAGTACAAGAAGCTAAACAAAAATGTTTAACAAAATTTGTTTGGATTGTTTATCATGACTTAGTGGTGCACGAAAATTTTGATTTTAAATATGTGCCTGATGAATATAGTCAGGACATGACACACGTTTTTATTAATGAACGGCCGTATTATACAGAAGACTTTTATGACGGTGTTGCATTAATGCCAAAAAATAGTCATCACGGACCCGGTGAACTAAAGTCAAGATTTTATGTAAACAAAAAATTTGTACCTATTGTTGCTAGTAGACCTCGTATAGAAAAATTTGACGCAGTGTTTATCAGTTACAATGAACCAAATGCTGATGAAAATTATGAACGTATACTAGAACGTTTTCCTGATGTAAAACGTGTACACGGTGTAAAAGGAATACACCAAGCACACATAGAAGCTGCTAAACTTTGTAATAGTAGAATGTTTTATGTTGTTGATGGCGATGCACAACTAACTGATTATTGGCATTTTAATTATTCGCCTGAAGCACACAATTGGGACGCAGTTCATGTATGGCGTAGTGAAAATCCTATTAACGGATTGATATATGGATACGGCGGCGTAAAATTACTACCAAGAACTCAAACTATTGAAATGGATTTGACAAAACCTGATATGACTACAAGTATTAGTAATAAATTTGTAGCCGTAAATAAAGTATCAAATATTACTGCTTTTAATAGTGATCCGTTTAACACATGGAAAGGTGCGTTTAGAGAGTGCGTAAAATTGTCGAGTAAAATTATTGATAGACAAAAAGACGATGAAACAAACACAAGGTTGCGTGTATGGTGTACATATACTAAGCCTGATGTAGAATTTTCAGAGTTTGCAAAAAAAGGTGCCAAAGCAGGTGCTGCTTATGGAGCAAGATTTAGAAATGATATAGAAGCACTTAAAAAGATAAACGACTTTGACTGGTTAAAGGAAAAGTTTGATGGAACTATATGAAATTTTAGATAGATTTGAACTGTTAAATCCAAACGACAATAACTTTGGCGATTTAAGACGTGCATACATTGATCAAGATTTATCTAGTATTTTTAGACTTTGCAATAATGAAGAATTAAGAAAAATTGTAGTTGAAAAAAATGTTCATAGTATTTTTAGATTGATTACCAATAAACGCTGTATTGGCGAAGTTGAAGATCTGCGTAAAGCAATTCTTGAAGATAATTTACACAGTTTGTTCAGATTACTACCAGGCAATGATGATTTACGAAAAGCCACTATTGAAGACAACATGCACAGTTTGTTTAGATTGTTAGACAATGAAGATTTGCGTAAACTTGTTTTAGATGATAATATTTGGAGTATGTTCAAACTTTTACAAAAATATACCGATAGCTATTTTGTAAAAGGTTTAAAGGATTTAGTTACAAATAAAGTTAAATTTGATAAAGATTGTCTTAGTCAGGGTCAAATAAAAAGTAAACTTTGGTTAGTAAATACAGTTGAAAATTTAGACTTAAATTTAGGCACAGTATTTTTATGTGCAGGTTGGTATGCTACACTAGCGACAATGCTTTTTGAAAGTAAAATACCTGTAAATAAAATTGTTAGTTTTGATAGCGATCCTACTGTTTGGAAAATTGCAGAAACGTTTAATAAAAAATGGGTGTTAGAAGATTGGAAGTTTAAAGCTTCAACACAAGATATTCACGAAATTATGTTTGAAGAACATATATATGATGTAAACAAATTAGACGGAACAACTGAAACACTATGGGGTTATCCTAATACTGTTATCAATACAAGCACAGAACATATAGAAGATTATAAAAACTGGTATGATAATATATTGGATAAACAACTAATAATAGTGCAAGGAAATAATTATTTTGAAATAGAAGAACATGTAAATTGTAGTAAAACATTAGATGAATTTAGTGAAAAATCACCTATGAGTAAAGTTTTATACGAAGGCGAGTTAGAACTACCGAGATACAAAAGGTTTATGAAAATTGGATATAAATGATTTAGATGTTAGGCAATTGCAAAAAGAAAGTGCAAGGGCTCTAAGTACCATGCAAGCAACGAATAATAACATTTGGCAGTTTAACAAAAAAGCACATCATAATAGTCAAAATTGGTACAAAGCAGTTATTGAATGGTACATAGAGCAATATGGCGATTTGCCAAGTAAAACTGGTCCTGGTAAAGATGTAAAGTTGATATACGATGTATAATTATAAAGATATACGTGTTATTCACTTAGAAAACACACAAAATTGTCAAGCAAGTTGTCCAATGTGTGATCGCAATCAAAATGGCGGAGCATTAAATCCACATATTGATTTAAGCGAATTAACCTTAGATGATTGTAAGCGTATTTTTGAACCAGAATTTATTGCACAACTTGAAACTATGTATATGTGTGGCAACTTAGGAGATCCTATTGTTGCCCGTGATACACTTGATATATTCAAATACTTTAGAGAGCATAACAGTAAAATGTGGCTCAGTATGAATACAAATGCAGGAGCAAAAGATGAAGCGTGGTGGCGTGAATTGGCCAAAGTCTTTGGTAGAATGGGTGCTGTTATTTTCAGCGTGGATGGTCTTAGTGACACTAATCATTTATACAGGCAGGGTGTTGTCTGGGACAATGTAGAACGCAATATGCGGGCATTTATAGATGCTGGTGGAAGAGCACGTTGGGATTTTCTAATATTTGAACACAACCAACATCAAGTTGAAGAAGCAGAAGCATTAGCAAATTCTTGGGGATGTGAAAGATTTATAAAAAAGAAAACAGGAAGATTTGTCACCGCCAGCAGTGAAAAGAAAGAATCGCATCAAGCGGTAAATCGCAAAGGCAAAGAAACACAAAAGTTATCTAAGCCAAAAGAAGAGTTTCAAAATGATGCAATAAAACAGTACGACAAAGTAAAAGACAAACACGGTAGTATGGATGCATATTATGATCGTGCTGAAATACAATGTAAAGTAAAAGACGAAGGTAACTTGTTTATAACAGCAGAAGGACTTGCTATGCCTTGTTGTTGGACTGCCGGACGCATGTACAAGTGGTGGCACAAAGACCCTAAGGTAGAACAAGTATGGGACTTTATTGATGCTGTAGGCGGCAAAGATGCAATCAGTGCTAAGACTCATGGATTACGTGCAGTGTTTGACACAGGTATATTTGATAACATAGAAAACAGTTGGAACAAGTCGAGTTGTGCTGATGGCAAATTAAAAGTGTGTAGTATGAAATGTGGTAAAGAGTTTGATCCGTTTGGAGCGCAGTTTAAGTGAAAGTAGAACTAGAAATTACCAGTGATTGCAATGCAGCTTGTCCTGGCTGTGCTAGAACACTTAACAAAGACAAACTACAAATCAATAGTTTTAGTTTAGCAGATTTACAACGTATTTTTCCTACACATGATTACACTGGATATGAATTTAAATTTTGTGGTGTGTTAGGAGATCCAATTGTTAATCCTGACTTTTTGGATATGATAAAATATTTAACTGATTTGGGCGGTTATTGTGAAGTTAGCACAAACGGCGGGTATAATACAGCAAATTGGTGGACAGAACTAGGAAATGTAGCAGCACAGCATCCTGGTTTAGTACACATACATTTTTGTATAGACGGACACAAAGAAACAAATCACATATATCGAGTCAATACCAAATGGAATATCGTAGAACGTAACATAATAGCATTTTCTCAAGCAGCACCAGAAAAGCATGCCACTTGGATATACATTGTATTTGATCACAATGAACATGAACTAGCAACAGCCAAAGCAAATGCAGCAGTATTAGGATTTGAATTTGCAACTCGCACAGGTATGCGCAACAGTTATCATGATTGGATTGCAAAACTTGGAAAAAAAGACAACAAAGTAGAACAAAAAATTACAACAACAGGTAAAAAAGAACACAGTAAAAAAGATGTTGTAAAAGATTTAGATAAATTTATTACAGAATATAAGGCAAATAAAGCAGACAGAAAAAATACTGAAGAAATATTAAAAACTGTTGTTTGCAAGTACATTCATGAAAATGAAATTTTTATAGCAAGTGATCAAACTATGTGGCCTTGTTGTTTTTTGTGGGATAGTGCATTTAAAAACAAAGAGAGAATTGTTGATAAACTCAATCACTTTGATCCAAATTGGAATAGTTTACAACATCATAGTATAAAAGAAATACAGAAACATGAATGGTTTAGTGAACTTTTAGAAGCAAGTTGGGAACCTACACATCCGTTGCATTTTACTAGGTGTATTAGAACATGTGCAAAAAACAAAGCATATCATAATGAAATAAACTACGTACATAATTAACTAAGTACAGTATGGACATTAAAGTTGGAATAATTGGTAGTAGCAACAGTAAAGGAAATAATCATCAAGACTCTAATCAAGTGAGTGATGACATGGCAGATGTGTGTAAACATTTTATGCCCGATTATGATTTTATAAATTGTGCTTTCCAAGGTTTTGGAAGTGAACGTTTTTTACAATATACTGTTTATTTGAAAGAAACATATAATATTACTCACCTGTTAATTGAAAATGTAGAAAATAGAACACACAAAAGTTTCCATGATGGTTCATACTGGTTTGATAAAATGGAAAGAGAAGTTGGACAAGATCCGAGCAAAATTAAAAACTTTTATCCAAGATTTATGAAGCACAGAAATGTCTATTATACACCGTGGTTGAATGAAAAACGTTGGAAAAATACAGTATTAGGAGATGTTCCGCTTAAAAAAGCAAAAACTTGGTGTGATATTAACCTAATGTTGGTAAGAGCAAAACAATTCTATATGCAAGGTCTTATTGATGTTCATGCAACAAAAACACTTTGTAAACATTTAAAAATACGTCCAATAGTTTGGGTGTATGATCCACGACCAGGTAGAGTAGGCGATCATCATACTATACCTAGTGCATTAGAATATTTTAGAAATATAAAAGGTAATAAAAAACGAGAACATATTGGACCAGACGAAGCCCATTTAACAAATGAAGCACAATATGAATTAGTTGAAGTGTATATAAAACCTATGATAGAAAAGGCAGTAAATGACTAAAGTTAGTGATACATTCTGCATCCTTCCTTGGGTGCATCTAAGTACAAGGCCAGACGGTAGTATGCGTGTGTGTTGTACAGCAAATGCATCAAGTGTTGGCCCTACCAATGACAAAGAACACGGCGGACAAGTTGGTATTCTCAAAACAGATGACGGCAAACCAAACAACTTAAATGTTACAGATTTTCAAACTGCTTGGAACAGCAAATATATGAAAAATGTGCGCAAGCAAATGATGAACGGTGAAAAGCCACCTAGTTGCTTAAAGTGTTACAAAGAAGAAGAAGCAGGACACAATTCCAAACGTATGTGGGAAACTGCATACTGGAGTCAAAGAACTAATGTAGATGAACTTCTTGCAAATACAACTGAGGACGGAGAAGTACCACCGCAATTAGCATATATTGATTTACGTTTTGGTACAAAATGTCAACTTGCTTGTGTAATGTGTAGCCCACACGATTCAAGCGGATGGATTAAAGACTACAAAAAGATATTTCCAGAAGTAAAAAATGAATCTTTAAAAGAAACAATGCAATGGCAAGACAAAGGCAGCACCAATGGCAGTAGTTACAACTGGCACAAGCAAAATCCTGTGTTCTGGGAACAGTTTTATGAGCAAATGCCAAATATGCAGCAAATTTATTTTGCAGGCGGCGAAAGTCTTATCATTGAAGAACATTATGAAATACTTGAAGAAGCAATACGTCAAGGTATAGCAAAAGATTTGGAACTGCGTTATAACTCAAATGGTGTAGAGTGGCGTGAAGACTTATTTGATTTATGGAAAGAATTTAAATTAGTGCGTTTTCATTATAGTGTAGATAGCATACATGAAATGAATGATTATATTCGTTACCCAAGTAAGTGGAAACGCACAGAAGAAGTATTTCATATATTAGATAAAGAAACAAGCAATAATGTAGAAGTTACAATTGCTTGTGCAGTACAAGCTCTAAACATTTATTATTTGCCAGACTTTATAAAATGGAAACTAACACAAAACTTTAACAAAATCAATATGTGGCCATTTGGTGCAGGTGGAATAAATTATCACTTTGTGTATCATCCGCCACACTTGAATGTAAAAGTATTACCAGAATGGTTTAAAGCAGAAGTGCGTAAGAAATATGAAGAATTTTATCCTTGGTGGGAAGAAAACTGGGAACTTGGTGTGCCTGTTTGGCACAAAGGCAAGATTACTAAAGACATGTTTGATGCTGCACCTTATGGTATAAAACGACTAAAAGGCATGTTAAGTTTTATGGAAAGCGAAGACTGGAGTAGACGTTTGCCAGAGATGGAGGAATTTTTACAAAGATGCGATGCTCAACGTGGTAACAGTTTTTCAGAAGTATTTCCTGATATGAAGGACATATTTGATGGACGATAAACATTATCTTGACTATTTAGAATCAGGTTATAAAGATGAAAAGTTTATAAAAACTTATGAAATGCTTTTTCGTCCATATCCTGATATACATAGAATAAATGGGTTACCAGTGCATTTTGATCCAAATGCGAAAAACTTACTTGTAAGTTTAAGCGGTGGTGCAGACAGCAGTATACTAACATACATGCTGTGTGATTACATAGAAAAAAACAATTATAATAATAAAATTTATTGTATGACACTTGTACGTTTTTGGAAAGAAAAACCTTGGCTTGCTCCTATGGCAGAAGATGTGTACAATTATCTAAAAGCACGTTTTCCAAATATCATACAAGAACAAGTATGGGGATTTTTACCTCCTGAGTTTGAAGATGTGCCGCTTACACGTTTGGGTAAAGAACATTTGTTTACAAAATTACCAAGAGAAGCAAATTGTGATGTATTATGCACATTGGATTTCCAAGAATATGTAATGCATAGGTATAAGATCGATTTGATTTATACAGGTATAACAATGAATCCTCCGTTCGCTACTGAAGACGAACCTACATTCCGCAATGAAGAATATATGAAAGACAATTGGGATTGGGCTATTAGCGGCCCTGCTATCAATCCATTTGGTTTATTACGCAAAAACTTTACAATGGCACAGTATCATAATTACAATCAGTGGGATTTGCTAAAACTTACACGTAGTTGCGAAGGTGATGTTGCAGAGTTTGGTGAAGAATACAGACACAATAGGCAATATCCTCCAGAGTGCGGACATTGTTTTTTCTGTCAAGAAAAGCAATGGGGATTAGATAATTGTAATGGCTTTCTATTGGAGAATTTATGAGTTTACCTTGCTACTATACAATAGGTGGATTGAACTTTAAAAATGGCTTTGTAACAAGTTGTCCGCAGCAGCATGAAAAAATGCAAATTTTAGATGATGCCTGGCTGCCCAGTGAGTTTTACAACAATGAACTATTCCGCAAGCACAGATTAGAAATGATGCGTGGTGAATGGAGTTTTGGTTGCGACATGTGCGAGCATGTAGAACGTGACCGTAGCGGCACAAGTATGCGTCAAGAACAAGAAGCAGATCTCGAACATTATAATCCAGAAACAGGTGAAGTAGATTTTGAAGGTTTAAAAACAGTAGAAATACGTTTTAGTCATAGTTGTAATATGGCGTGCTTGCATTGTAGTCAAGTGTTTAGTAGCGGTTGGATGAAAAAACTTAAAGGATATGAGCCCGATGAGGAAGATCACAAATATCAATTGCATCAACTTACAGGACGTATGCATAGGTCATCAATGGATGACGATTTTACGATGCAAATCAGTACTAAACGTGCATTGGAAATAGCAGAAGATTTAAACAAAAACTTTCCTAACTTGGAACGCATTGATTTTGCAGGCGGCGAAGTACTATATCAAAAACAGTTTTTGCCTACACTTGAAAAACTCAGTGAACACCCAAATGCTAAAAACATAAAAATTATATTTCACAGTAATTTTAATGCAGATTTTGATCCAGAAAAACTCAGTTTTCTCTTGAAAAAATTTGGATATTGTAATATAATGATAAGTGTAGATGCAGGTCCTCGATTGTATCCATACTTTAGACAAGGCGATTGGAACAAGTTAAAAGAAAACATAGAAAAATTCAAAGCAGTTGATAACAAGCACAGTCATATCAACTTGGTATGTACTACAAGTGTATATCAGTTGATGGAATTTGAAGACGTTATGCGTGGTTTTTTGTCTCTCGAATTAGATTACATAAATTGCAGTATAGTTTATACACCTGCATATTTAAATCCAAGTGTAATGATGTTAAAATTTAGAGGTCCTACTTTAAACGAAATTGAAAACGCTAGGAATGCGGTTATTAAAATAGACAAAGAACGCAGGAAAAACATACTTACAACCAAAGAAATGTATAATTATGTTTGGGATGAAGAAATAAAATACGGATGGTGGACTGATATTACCAGTGCATTACAAGCCATTGAGCAAGTACGAGAATATGTTATGAAACACCAAGCCACAAATAAAGATTATCAAGCATTATTAAAGTATATTCCTAAATCAGACGCATTATGGAATCAAAACTTCAATGATCATATACAACGTTTTAAGTTTGTAGACGGAGAACTAGTATATAATGTATGAAGCAAACAATAGTCTTTATAAAAATATTGCTGATACTGTATTACTACATACTGTGTCTCATCTTACTATTCCGTTTGACAGCAAGTGGCAAAGAGTTGGTGTAAATCTCAGTGGCGGAGCAGATAGTGCGTTATTAACATATTTGCTTTGTAGTATTATTCAACGTTACAATCTAAACACTAAAGTTGATGTAATTACATATCAACGTTGTTGGGAAACAAGGCCCTGGCAAGGGCATATTTCTATGCAAGTTTTTAACAAATTAAAAGACATGTTTCCTTATATTATTGAAAACAGGTATACAACATATATTCCACCTGAATTAGAACATGGAGTTATTGGTCCTGTGATAGAAGGCCGTAGCGGAGACCAAATTATTGTTGGTAGTTTTAATAAATTTGCAGGATGGGAATATAATTTAGATGCAGTATATAATGCAACCAGCAAAAATCCTGATGATTTACGTGAAGATCGCATGACAAACAGAGACAAAGATGCAGAAGATGGACAATTAACAGATCTATGGTTCTACAGCGGCAAAGTAAATACTACATTTGTGCATCCTTTTAGATTTGTTAAAAAAGATTGGATTGTTGCACAGTATCATATACACAATATATTGGATTTGTATAACACAACACGCAGTTGTGAAGGCGATATAAATCATCACGATGTTGTAAAGGATGCCTGCGGACATTTTAAAGATTACAAAGATGGCATGTTTATTCCAGAATGCGAACAGTGCTGGTGGTGCGAAGAACGTAAATGGGCAAACAACAGGGTACAGCAAGTAATAAAGGAAATAAATGAGTTTTGACACAATTGACCTATTAACAGGTAAGGTTTTTCAAGTTACTTGGGATACAGGACGTCGGTGTAATTACGATTGCACATACTGTCCAGCACATAGGCATGACAATTTTAGTAAACATGCTACGCTTGAAGAACTAAAAAACAATGTAGATTTTTTATTTGAATATACTGACTTGTATATGACGTATAGAAATTTTAAAGAAGCAAATTTTGGTTTTACTGGAGGCGAGCCAACTGTAAATCCTAATTTTATACCTTTTGCAGAATACTTGCGTAAGTCTTATGAAGAAAAATATGCTGATCGTTGGGAAGCAGGATTTGCTCTTACTACTAATGGTGCCATGAGTGAAAAAATGGGTTATGCTGTAATGAATAACTTTGGTCATGCTACGGTAAGTTATCATGCAGAAAGCGATAACAAACTTAAACAACAGGTAAAAGACAGAATTCTCCAGTTTCATTACGCAGGTGGTATGTTTGATTTCACAGTTAGCGTAAATGTTATGTTTCATGCTGAATATTTTGATGAGTGTGTAGAACTTTGCGAGTTTTTAAGACAGCATGAAGTAGATTTTGTGCCAAGAGTTATCGGTGAAGAGCCTGATAGCAAGCCTACATTTGCACACAAGTACAGCGAAGAACAATTGGCATGGATGAAAAACTACTGGAAACAAAAAAATGATGCACTATATGCAAGTAGTGCTGCCGGTGATGTAGTAAAGAATGCTAAAAAACTTGGCAACAGTATCGGACGTCCGTGTTGTGGTAGTAGGGATATGTTGTTACACAACGGAAGTGAATCACGCAAAAGCAACTTTGTAGACTTTAGAGAATTCAAAGGATGGAATTGCAGTGTAAACTGGTTCTTCTTACATTTAGAACAACAAACAGACAGCATTTATCATCACCAAACTTGTCAAGCACGTTTCGATGGTAAACGAGGACGTATAGGTAAAATTAGTGAAGGTAAAAAATTAATCGAAGATCTTAAAGCACAAATGGAAACTGGAACTTTGCCCACTGTTGTTTGTCCTAAACAAACATGTGGATGTGGATTGTGTGCGCCAAAGAGTATGAAGCAAGATAGATTTTTTGATGTTTTAGGAAATCACATAGATTTAGGAGTTATGAATGATTATAACAGGTAATGCCAATGAAGGACTTGCTGCATCTTTAGCAAAAATATATCCTAATGCTGAATTTATCAGCAGAGAAACAGGTTATGATTTTGGTAAAAAATTAGATATGGAACGTTGTGCAGAAGCAGTATTGGCACACGATATTTTTATAAATTGCAGTGCATTGTTTAGATTTAATCAAACCAGTTTGTTAGATATTGTTTATAAAAAATGTGTGTTAGAAAAACACAACTGTCATATTATCAATATAGGTAGTACAACTGACCGAGTAAAAAAAGGCGGTGCTTGGCTGTACAATGCAGAAAAGAAAGCATTGCGTGATTATTCAAATACACTAGGATTAACAGGTGTATGGGCAAGCGGCCCTAAAATCACATATATCAGTTTTGGTACACTAAGCAACAACCAAAAAAAACATCCAGATAGAAAGTGTATGGATATAGATGTAGCTGCAAGCTACATTAAATGGATTGTTGATCAACCAAAACATTTAAATATTAATGAATTGAGTATTGATCCTATGCAACCGGAAATGTGGCATGAAGAAGATACCTAAACATGCATGTGTAATGCCATTCCATCATATGGCAATGCGTCCAGATGGGCAGATATTTCCTTGCTGTGTATTTAGACAGGAAGAAGTTCCTGAAGATCTAAATGTAGCACATCCTGATCCATTTAATCACGAGTATATGAATTGGTTAAGACAAAAAATGCTCAATGATGAATACGTACATGGTTGTAGAAAATGCTATGATGATGAAAAACACAGTGCAAGAAGTATGCGTACAGATTTAATTGCACCATGGGGTGGAGATTTTGGATTACCCAGTGAAGAAGAAGGGCTAGGGCGTGTAAAAAAATTAACTAATATTGATTTAGCTTTATCTAATGTGTGCAATAACAAATGTAGAATGTGTATGCCTCAATTAAGCACACATTGGTACAGTGATGCTAAAAAACTAGGTATGGAAATACCTAAAGGTGTTATCACTGATAACACAATTGTTGATTCGTATGATTTGAGTGACTTGCGTTTTATTAAAGTATTAGGTGGTGAGCCTATGATGGAGCAAGCAAAACTTAAAAAAGTATTGAATAAATGCACACTTGAAAATATAACAATATTATTAGTTACAAATGTAAGTATATTGCCAGATGATGAATTGTTATCTTTATTAAAACAGTGTAAAAATGTAAATATTGATTTAAGTATTGACAGTTATGGTAAATTAAACGAATTTTTAAGAAAAGATAGTAACTGGGAAAACGTCTCTAATAATATACAATGGTACAAACAACATTTTGATAATATAAATGTACATAGTGCAATTAGTATCTATAATGTTAATAAATTGCATGAAATAATTGACTTTTGTAATGATAATGATCTATATCACGAATGTGTTGTTGTAGACGGTCCACAATGGATGCAGCCAAGAAATCTTCCACAAGAAATTAAACCTTGGGTAAATCAATATCTTGAAGATTTATATTTAAAAGTTCCTGTGACATACAAAAAAATTATTAATTTATTAAAGAATGAAATGAATGTTGATGGCGACTTTGGATTATTTGTGCGTAACGATGCGCAATTAAATAAAATACGTAAAGAACATTGGATGGATAAAAATACAGAATTGTGGAACAAAATTGAACCACTCATTACTCCGGAGTTGTTTTAATGAAAGGTGAAAAGACATTTTGTCCTATACCATGGATATTTCAAGCAGTCCGTAGTAACGGAGATATTCGTGTGTGTTGCCAAGCTAATGTAACCAAAAATAGAGGTGTAGTACGCAAAGAGGACGGAACAGCATACAATGCCGGCATAGACGATCTAAGCGAAGCACGTAATGCTCAATTAATGAAAGACATACGTAAGAACATGTTGAGTAGCAAATGGAGTGAAGAATGCGGCCGCTGTATGAAAGAAGAAGAAAACGGTTTAACCAGTAGACGCCAATATGAAAGAGTACAATGGAAGTACAGTATCATAGATGCACTTAAAAACACTAAACCAGATGGCAGTATTGATGTAAACAAATCACCTACGAGATATTATGATTTGCGTTTTGGAAATTTTTGCAATTTAAAATGTAGAATGTGTGGACCGAGTGACAGTAATGCATGGTTTGAAGACTGGATTAAATTAACAGGTAAAACAAGTTTTAATGATACCAGTGGCGAAGTTACAATAGAAGAAGTTAATGGTAAACTTTGTGCTGTTGACTTTGATTGGCCAAACAGTGAAATGTTTTGGACGCAACTAGAACGTAATATACAATATATGGAGCATGTTTATTTTGCTGGCGGTGAACCTATGCTTATAGAACGTCATTATGAATTTTTACAAAAGTGTATAGATAGTGGCTATGCAGAAAATATAATGTTAGAATATAATACAAATGGAACTACATTACCTCCTAGAGTTGTAAATTTATGGAAAAAGTTTAAAGAAGTGCGTTTAGGAGTAAGTGTCGACGGCATGGGTGCAGTGTTAGAATATCAACGATATCCAGTTAAATGGAATAAAGTATTAAAAAATTTAAATACTATAGATAAGTTACCTAATAACATCAAAGCATGGATTGCGTTTACTGTAACAGCGTATAATGTAGAACATATGATTGATTTTATGAAATGGAAAATACAAGAAAGTGGTTGGACAAAAATAAACAACAGTGCAATTAAACCATTTGTAACCTATCATGTAGCACACAATCCTCCGCACCTGAATATTCGTGTTTTACCAGATAGATATAAAAATAGAATTACTCAACAATTTGATAATTTTATACAATGGTGCGAAGATGAAAACTTAGATAAAAAATATATTATTGCTGCACAAGGAATTAAAAATGGTGTGTGCAGTTATATGAATAACGAAAGTTATTATAATACACATTGGAAAGAATTTATAGAGTACAGTTTCAGTTTAGATAAAATTAGAGGTGAAAAATTGATAGATACTGTACCCGCCTTAGGAGAATACGTCAATGGATAAAGCAGTTTGCTCAGCAGTACATCATGGACTTTGTATTACTGCATATGGTGCAGTAAATCCATGCTGTGCTACTTCGTTTGATTTTAAACACATAACTGAAATTGATAATATTGTAGATTATTTTTACACTAACAAAGATTTAGAATCTGCTAGACAAACTGAATTAACAGATACGTGGTTAGAAGAATGCAACGGATGTAAGTGGAAAGCTGAACAAGGACTAGTTAGCAGAAAAGACAAAATGCTAAATTGGTTTCCACATGCAGATATAAACTTTACAAATGAAAACAAATATGCTATAATACACATGGATATTAGTTTTGGTAACAGTTGTAATCAAAAATGTATTATGTGTAATAGTAATTTTAGTAGTCAGTGGTTAAAAGATGATATTTTAATGATGGATGAGGCGCCGTATATTAGACAACAGCAAAATTTACAGTTGAAAAACTGGAGTTTAAGTTATGATCATTTAGATCAAATTGCAAGTCTAGTAAGCGAACACACTAAAAAAATTGAAATAAAAGGTGGAGAACCTTTGTATGATAAAAGATTTGAATACTTTGTAAATAAAGTTTTAGAAATCAATCCAAATATAGCTTTTAGTACAAACACAAATGGTACTCATTTTAATCAAAAAAACATAGATATGTTAAATCGTATTAAAAAAATTAATATAGATATAAGTTTTGACGGTATTGGTAAAACTTTTGAATGGATTAGAAATACAAATTGGAAAGATGCAGAAGAAAATTATGAAAGATGTTTGCAATATGTAAACCATACGCCTAATTTAAATTATACAACAATGATTTATAATCTTGATCATTTTGAAGAGTTTTATAATTGGGCAGCAGATATGAGTGAAAAATATAACAAACCTATTGCTTGTCATTTTACTCAAGTTGTTAATACTCCAAAATATATATCTCCATCATATGCAAGCAAAAAAAGATTAGAAAGCGGAATACAGCAAATAGAAAGAATTGTAGAAGATCCGAGAGGTGTTTGTTCTCAAAGTAGTATTTTTAAACCAAGGTTAGAACTGTTAAAAACTTATTTAATTCAGTGTTTAGATAAAAAAGTAGATATAAATGACTTTGAAAAAACACACTTGTATATGACAAAAGTAAGAGGCTGGGACATAAAAGAATATGTTGACATGTAAAGTTCCTTGGGTTTCAATTACACTTTCTGGAAATGGTGATATTAAACCTTGTTGTGTTTACAAAGGCGGTGGACCTAGTATTCATAAAGGAGATACAATTGATAGTGCATGGAAAGATCTAAATGAATTACGTGCTAAATTTATAGCAGGAGAAAAACCTGCTGAATGTGTTCAGTGTTGGAAAAGAGAAGAAACACTTGGACAAAGTAGACGTACATGGTATGATGATAAAATAAAAAATTGGCCTGAAACATACGAACTTGATCCTGACATGCGTTTAAGACATATGGATTTAAATTTTGGTAATACCTGTAATTTAAAATGTAGAATGTGCGGAACTTGGGGCAGCACTGCTTGGTATAAAGAAGAATCTAAATTATCTAAAATAGAAAAAAATCGTTTTAGAAGGGCTAAAGATTATGCACCACCTACAATTATTCCTGCGAGCTATTGGGCTGATAAAAAGGAAATGTTTAAATATTTAGAACGTATTGATTTCAAAGGCGGCGAACCTATGATGCAAGACGGAATGTATGATTTTTTAGAATATCTAGTCGAATGGGGATATGCAAAAAACATCATGATAGCCTATACTACTAACGGAACAAAAACACCAGAAAGATTGAAAACACTTTGGCCTAAATTTAAAAAAGTTAAATTAACTATTAGTATTGAAGGTACTGGAAAATTATACGAATATATTAGAGGCGGAGAAATCCAAACGCAAGCACAGTTATTAGAAAATATACATTGGTTTGATCAGTTTGATAATATATCTGGCAGTTTCAACAGTGCTATACAAATTTACAATATTTTTGATTTGAACAATATTTTAGAGTTTATGCGAGACACTGTAAATGCAAGTGATAAATGGCATAATGATCCAGATACTTTTAAATTTGATTGTATGGTCACTGAACCAAAGTATTTAGACATTACTATCATGCCAAAAGAATTAAAACAAAAAGCCATTGACATTATTGATGAAAAAAATTACAAAAGCCTTAAAGTAATTAAAAATTCATTATTTAACAGCAATTATAATGATTCTGAATGGAAAAATTTTATTGATTATACTAAAATATTAGACGATATGAGAAACACAAACATAAAAGATGTAGTGCCACAATTGGAGAATTATTTTTGAAAACAATAGCAGTAGAACATTGTAGTGATGCACAATCACAAGTGGTAAAAATTGAATGGAATCTTGGAAAGAGATGCAACTTCAATTGCAGCTATTGTGACGAATTTACACATGATAATAAAAGCCCACATATGAGTTTTGAAGTGGCAAAACGAACAATAGATAAAATTGTAAGTAAACTTCCAAACAAACGTTTTAAAATGAATTTGACAGGAGGCGAACCTACTAACAATCCTGAAATAGAAAAAATTATAGATTACATGTATGATAAAGGTTGTATGATTGGGCTAACAACAAACGGAAGTAGAAAATATGAATTTTACGAAAAGTTACTTCCTAAATTAGATAGTTTAATTTTTAGTTATCATATGGAATATCACAAAAGAGAAGTGATTCCTGAGAATCTTGTAAAATTATTTCAACTTGCACAAACTTTTGAAAAACACATACATATGCATGTTCATATGATGATGTTGCCTAGTACTTTTAACGAAGCAAAAGAAGCAATAGCATACTTCAAAGAAAACGATATTCCTGTAGTAATGCGTAGAATACGTCCTGCATACAAAAAAGATGATGATGCAGTATACAATGATAGAGGACAATTAACAGCAGGCAATATTGCCGAACCATTTTATGATGGTGTTGTAACACTTAAATTTAACAATGGGCAAGCTGATTATACTGGCGGTAAAGATTATTATAGTCAAGACGAAATAGATTATTTGGAGAACAACAATGTTTAAAAGAATAGCAAATGCACAACAAGCAGGAAGTTTTCCAAATACTGCAACAATACAAGAAGTTGACAATGAAATATTATATGTTGAAGAAAATGTAAATGATATTCTCAAAAGACAGGAAAACACATACAAAGGTTGGTTGTGTTGGGCAGGACAAGAAAGTTTAATGATTGCAGCAAACGGCGATGTTTTTGTAGCAACTTGTAGAAATCAAAAATTAGGCAACATATATGATGACTTTGAAATTCCAACCGAACCTATTGTTTGCCAAAAGAACTGGTGTGTTTGTGCTGCTGACTTAAATACAAGTAAAGCTAAAGACGCTAACATAGCAAAAAAATTGAGAGTAAACAACGGAACAGGGAAGAAGTTTGCTGAATAAAGGGAAATAAAATGATTGAAGCAACCGCATATATAATTGCTAATAAGGATAAACTTGCAAAACAAGCAGTCAAATATGTTAAATCAAATTACCCTACACGCACTAAAGAAACAAACAAATGTGCTAGAGATATAAAATATATGCTTGATGCATATGTTAGCGATTTGAACAGCAATACAAGTTCTAAAACAATCTATATTGCAAACAACTTTTGGAAAAGAGGACAAAGGCAAGTTATAGCACACGAAACCGAAATCGAAGTTCATAGGTTTATTGTGGAAACTATTAAAGGTAATGTATCAAAAGAAGCAGCAGATAAATTAGATGCTTTGTGTAATATTTTCTGCACGATATTAAATGATGGTCCGTTTGAAGATAAAGCACTTGACAAATGGCAAAATAGATATACAGTGCGAAAATTTGATGAAAGTCAGCCAGTAAGTGATGAACACGTCGATCATTTAAAATCCATGTGGCGTTTTATGCCAACACAGCAAAGTTTAAATGACAATATTTGGATTGCATTGACTCCAGAATATGACGATTTAAAATTATGGTTAATTAAAAACATTTTTAACTATCCCGATGAAAATGAAAATGCTGTGGAATACATGATGCCTGTTTTAAGTTCTCCACTTACATTTATTGCTATGACCATAAGACATAGAAATCTTAAAAAAGGTATAGATTTTTGGAATTATAATGAACTTGACGCCAATCGAAACATCGGACTACATGCAGGTATAATTATGGAAGAAGCATTATCATTAGGATACGATGTAGCTACTATTGGTTGTACACACGCATACAATGATAATTATAATGTATTAAAGAAAGAATTTGATGATAAAATTAAAGAATACTTTGATAATGCTATACAAGCTCATATAGGAGTTGATGATTATCAATTAAAACCAAACTTGGCTGTATGTATAGGCAAAGCAGAGCCGTTAGGACCAAGCAATGAATTTAAAATACATCGTGGATTAAGATACGCAACTTTTCAAAAAAGACCAAAAAAATGGACCGGTATTATTTAGATGGATACAAAAAAACTAGCTGAAAACAGTGAAACATTCTGTTTGCTACCTTTTATACATATGGCTACAAAAACAGACGGTGACATGAAACTTTGCTGTAGAAGCTGGCCTGTTGGTAATATTAATGATACAAATATAAAAGATTTGTGGAACAGCGACAAGTACAAAGAAGTAAGAAAACAAATGCTAAACGGAGAACGTCCACAAGAGTGTCATGCTTGTTGGAGGCACGAAGACATTGGTGTTCGCAGTATGCGTCAAAGATACAATAAAACACGAATGAAAAGATATCTTCCAAAAGTAGAAAAAATGACAGATGATTACTCTATGCCATTTGAAATTCCTATTTTAGAAGCAAAACTAAGTAATTTTTGTAATTTAAAATGTAGAATGTGTCATCCTTTAGATAGCACAAGTTGGTCTAAAGATTGGATAGAAATTGAACACCTAATGGAAGATGCTAATGAAAGCACTTTTACAAAAGTTAGAGAATACAATTTAACACGCAAACCGTATGTCAGTGGTTGGGAAAATAATGAAGATTTTTGGAAAGAGTTTGAAGAATTAGCGCCATACTTTGAACGTATTGAATTTGCAGGTGGCGAGCCGTTAATTGATCCTATTCACTATAAAATTTTACACATTTTAAAACCATATGGCGATAATATTGAAATCAAATACAGCACCAACTTAACTAAACTTAATTACAAAAAAGATAATATTTTAGATCTATGGAATCATTTTAAAGAAATACAAATTAATATTAGTATTGATGGCATCTATGATGTTTATGATTACATTAGACAATTAGGCGATTACAATATTGTAAAAGAAAATATTCAAAAGGTACGTAATCATCCTAAAGTATCGCAAATGGTAGGTGCTTGTACAGTTCAAGTTTATAATGTTGAACATTTACCGGAAATTGCAGATGAATTTATTGAACAATTAGGATTGGTTTTTCATACACATAGAGTGAATTATCCTAAATTTTTAGATTGCAGAGTAATACCAACAGCGCATAAAGACTTTATAATAAACAAATTACAAAATTATTTAGAGTCTATAGATAGTAAAAATTGGCCTAAAGAAATTATTACAAATACTAAATCTCATATTGAAGATGCAATAGCAAGTTTGCAAGGTGGGGATATGACAGAGCAGCTACCTGCATTTATTGAATTTAGTAACAAGTTAGATGCAAAACAAAATGTTGTAAAATCATGGCAAGAATTATTGCCAAAACTAAAGGATGCAATATATGAATACACCGTATGATAGATATTGTGTCTACTTAAATAACTTTCCCTTTATCAATAATAAAGGTAGAGTTGCTATGTGTTGTAAGAATAACACTATACTAGAAGATGATACTGACCGTACAATTGTAAATTATCCATTAAAAGAACTTTACAGTTCTTTGGCAATAAAAGAAAAACGTGAACAAGTTAAAAACGGACAATGTCCATCAGGATGTGATATATGTTATGATCATGAAAAAAATGTTGACGAATGGAGTTTTAGAACACGCAATTTAAAAAGTATGTGTTTTCATCTTGGAATGAAAAAAGCAACAACCTTTGATGATAATATAATCAGAGCTTTAGACTTACGTACAGGAAACACCTGCAATTTAAATTGTATAATGTGCCATCCGTCAGATAGCAGCAAATGGTTAAAACTTTATCCTCAGTATGCTACTGATGTATTAGACAGAACACAAGGACACATACAATCAATTAAAGATCAATACGGTAAATTGAATTGGGCCGAACACGAATCAAGTTGGCAAAACATTTTTTCTAGCATAGATGATAATTGTAAAAAGATATACATGGCAGGTGGAGAACCTTTTTATATTAAAAACTTTGCTGACTATGTAGAAAAAATAGTTTATATTACTAAAGATCCCTATATTGAAATTAATACAAATGCTACAAGATTACTACCTAAAGACAAAAATGATAAATTGCAAGGTAAACTTAATTTAAGAATTAGTATTGATGGATTTGAAGATACTGACAATTACCAACGCACAGGAGGAGTTGAATGGCAAGAAAAAATCAAAGTCATTGATTCTTACTACAAAAACTTTCATGTTGATTCTTTTGATTTAACACTATCTTCTTTAACTATTAGAAGTTTACCAAAACTTGTTGAATTTTTAACAGAAAGATATCCAAATGTTCCATATATATTGGTAAGACCTGTTCTTAATAAACCGGGTTTAGAACCAAACAATCTTCCTGACGAATTAAAACAAGAAGCACTATCTTTTTGTAAGAAGTTAGAAAGACGTAATTTTTATTCTAAGTATCAGTATACAAATATAACACAGTTGATAGATGTTTTAAGCAAAGCACCGACTAATAAAGAAGCACTAAAACGTCAAATAAACTTTTTTGATAATATAACAACAAAAAAATACGAAGACATTGATCCAAAGATAGTGGAATGGGTCAATGGTTGATATTGTTTTAATAAGCACTCCTGTAATGGAAACACGAGTGCCTGCTCCTGCAATTTATTATTTAAAAGGAGCACTAAATCCTCATGGTTTTACAAGTAGATGTTTTGATCTTGTTAGAGATAGTGAAGAATACTTTGGAAAAGAAGACAGTAAAAAAGTAAACAGTTTTTTGTTAGCAGATTGGCATAGCGGTATACATGCCGATCCACAAGATAAAGAAATATACAACTTACTATTAGATTACTATAGAGATTATGTCTTAGAAAAGATAGCACCACTACAACCAGAGTATATTGGAGTCAGTGTGTTTAGTCAAAACAGTCAAAAATCAGCAAGTATATTGTGCAAGTCGTTACGAGAAGTGTTGCCTGATAGTAAAATTGTGTTAGGTGGGACAGGCTTAGGTGTAACAATGGGCGGTAAAAAAGACTATGGCGATACTATGTTGGAACAAAATCTAGCTGATTATTTTATTGACGGCGAAGGCGAACTAGCACTAGTAGAACTTTTAAAAGGAAATTTAAATTATCCAGGAATTAACTCAACTACATATAATCAAATTGACGATTTAGATAGTATTCCGTTTCCTGATTACAGTGATTATTATGATGATTATGGGCGTATTCAAAAAATTACATTAACTGGTAGCAGAGGATGTGTTAGACGTTGCAGTTTTTGCGATATCGGTGCCTTTTGGAAAAAGTTTAGGTATCGTAGTGGAAAAAATATTGCTGAAGAATTAATTAGAAATAAAAAACTTTATGGCAGTAGAACACATTTTTTTAGCGATAGTTTAATCAACGGTAGTATGAAAGCATTTAGAGAACTTTGCGAAGTTATGGCAGAGTACCATGAAAACAATCCGGAACCAGAAGCAGCTATTAGATGGGGTGGGCAGTTTATTATAAGAAGTGAACGACAAAGTCCTGCAGAAGATTACAAATTAATGAAAAAAGCAGGAATGCGTTGGGCAAGTATAGGTATAGAATCTGCATCTGAAAATGTTAGAAATCACATGGATAAACAATTTACCAACGAGGATATGTATTTTAGTATAGATGAATTACTTAAGAATAACATAAACTGTACATTAATGTTTATAGTTGGATATCCAACAGAAACACACGAAGATTATGAAGAAAACATAAAATTTTTAAAATATTATGCAGATAGAAATAGCAGTGTAATTGATCCTGATGGCCCAAACGGCAGTGTTGCAGATATTAACTTAGGACAAACATTAGGTATACTTCCTGATTCTCCTTTGCATGATATGCCAGTGCATAACAAAGATATGATGTTTTGGAAAAGCACAGTTGTTGAAGATCTAACATTTGATGTAAGAGTAAAACGTAGAAAAGAATTAAGTGTAATTGCTAATGATTTAGGGTATAATGTTAGATGGGATGAGAAACAATTACATTTTTTAGAGAAAAAATTAGAATCATATTATAAGGACATAGCATGACAAAAAATCCTAGCGATACATTTTGTGTTTTACCGTGGATGAGTTTAGCAACCAGTGCCAGTGGCATTTTACGTGTATGCTGTAACAGCACTCCTGGAAAGAATTTTATCACCAAAGAAGATGGCACAAGATATCGGATATACAAAGACAACATCAAAGAAGCATGGAATAGTGAAACGTACAAAACTATACGTCAACAAATGTTAAATGGCGAACGTCCTGAAATGTGTACACGTTGTTTTAGAGAAGAAGATGCTGGTATAACAAGCACTAGACAAAATTGGAATGACAAATGGGCGCAAGACAGAGATTATACTGTAGAAGCACCGTTCACTATACGTTATGTTGATATACGTTTAGGAAATCTATGTAACTTAAAATGTCGTATGTGCAATCCATACGCAAGTAATCAATGGGTTAAAGAATGGCACTTAGTTGAAAATGCACTAGAAGAAAGCGAGTATAATAGATTAAAAAATATGGATTGGCCATCAAATGATTTGGTTTGGGACAATTTAGAATTGATAGCGGATTCGGTTGAAGAAATATATTTAACTGGTGGTGAACCTACAATTATCGAAGAACAGTATCGTTTGTTAGATTATTATATTGAAAAAGGTACATCAAATAAAATAAAATTAAAATATAATACAAATTTAACAAATATTCCAGACAAAATGTTAAACAAATGGAATAAATTTAAAAAAATCCAATTAAACTGTAGTATTGACGGAATTGGAGCATTAGATAGATATATTAGATATCCAAGTAATTGGATAAAAATTGAGCAAAATTTTAAAAAAGTAAGAAATAGAGGAAAAGTAAATATTGAAATACACTGTACTGTGCAAATGTACAATATTTTGCATTTACATAAGTTTATTGAGTGGGCATTACCTTATGAACATAAAATATATTTTAATATTTTAAATCATCCAGAGCAACTTAACATAAGAGTGTTACCTCCTGAACTTAAAGATAAAGCATTTGAAAATTTAATGCCTTACTTAGACACTCCAAAAGTAAAAGGCATAATTGATTATATGTATGCAGAAGACTGGAGCGATAAGTTTGACAAGTTTATCGATTACACATTTCAACTAGATAAAAGTAGAAAACAAAGTTTAATACATATTGTACCAGAATTTACGGAATATTTTATATGAGTATAGCAATTTATGGCGATAGTTTTGCAGACAGTGGAAGTAATGTGCAAGCATGGCCAAAATTATTAGAAAAAAATTTAAATACAAAGATTGATAATTTTGCAGTTTCTGCATCTAGTGCAGTATATTCATATTCTATTTTTTTGAAAAATTATAAAAACTATGAAAAAAATATATTTGTTTTAACACACAGCAACAGATTTAGTTTTTTTGATAATTTTGATCATCTATGGACTACTAGAATTAGTAACATTAATGAAACAATTGAACATAATACACAAAGATATAACTATAATTTAAGCAATGTAGATAAAAAAATCTATAAAAATAAAATGTTTGAAGTTTCTCATTATCCAAACAATCAAAAAATTTATATACAAAGCATCATTGATAGTTTACAATTTAATGATCCAAATATTTTGTTACTATATGCATTTGATGATTTTACTGATAGTAATTTAAAAAATATACAATCATTAGATTATCATTATCATTTTGAAGACAAAAACAAAGCCAAGTATTCAGGTGTTGAAGATAACAAATTGAGACCTTGTCATATGAGTTTAAAGCAAAACAAAGAATTTGCAAATTATCTTGTAAAACATATAAAAGGAAATTTAAACATAAATGACATTATAAGTAAAGATAATGTGAATAAGTATTTTACTGTTACAAAAGATTTATCACAAACAGGAATACTATTATGAAAAATAATTATTGCGCACTTTTATGGAATCATTTTATTTTTTCGCAAGATAAAACAATGACTAAACCTTGTTGTGTTCATAAAAGTTACTTTGATATGGATGACACCATAAACAAAGTCGGCGCTACTAACAGTGTTTTAAAAGATTTAAGGAAAAAAGTTTTAGACTCAGATGAACATTTACCAGGATGCGATGAATGTTATAGAGATGAAAAAGTAAAAGGATTTAGTTTAAGAACACAAGCAAATAAAGTGTTTAATGACAGAAAAAAACACTATATAAAAAATACACAAAAAGATGGCACCTACGAAGATTTTAAATTAGAATGGTTAGATATTCGATGGAGTAATTTATGCAATTATAAATGTAGATTTTGCGGTATATCTTCGAGTAATAGTTGGCTAAATGATCATTTATTGTTAGATAAAGTTCCAGAAAACTATGATAATAAAACTGGTTTAATTGAAGCAAATGTGTCTTGGGAAGATTTGCAACAGCACTTGCCGTATGTTAGATATATAAAATTAGCAGGCGGCGAACCTTTAATGATGGAAGGAACATATCAGCTATTAGAAGAAATGATTAATTTAAATAAATTAGATACTGAAATATTAATAAACACTAATGCTAGTTTCATAAAATACGGTAAAAAAGATATTGTTCGCCTATTAGAAAATTTTTCTAAAGTAAATATTAGTTTAAGCATCGATGGAATGCAAGATGTACATAATTATCTACGCAGTGGAAAAAATGATTGGAAAAAAGTAGAAAATAACATCGAACAATTTTTAAACTTCAACGGAAATGTATCTTTTTTGAGTAGTGTATCTTGGCTTAATGCTCAACACATGATAAAAGTTTTGGAAAGATATAAACATGTGAACATTGGATTTAACAGTGTTACAAATCCAGAATTTATGAGTTTAGGATATCTTCCAAAAAAACAATTTGCAAATATTATCGAACAATTAAATAAATCTAATGTTGTTACAGAGAAAAAAATAAAATATAAAAAATGGTTAAGAAATCAATATAAACAAACACGCAAAAGTAATACACAACGTATGCAGTTAAAAGAACAATTTTTGTTTTTTATAAACAAATTAGATCAAACACGAGGGCAAGACTTTTGTACTACTTTTCCAGAATGGCAAAGTTTTTATAAGGAAATAACAAATGCTTAATAAAAAAACATACTGTCCAATGCCGTTTGTAACATTAACGGCTAATCCTGGCAATTATGTTTCTCGTTGTATGATGAGTTTAGGGTCCATGGGACCAATTGAACATAAAACATACAGTAATAATGAATTTCAATCTTTGAGAAAAAACATGCTTAACGGAACTTGGGATGAAGTAGGTTGTGAAAGTTGTTTTTACAAAGAACAAAACGGAATAAAAAGTCAAAGACAAAAATGGTTAGAACGAGAAGAAAAATATCTAGGCGAAACTGGAATATACCAATCTAATTTAGATATAGATAGAAATAAAATTTACCATTTGTACATGAACTTTAACAATATATGCAATTTTAAATGTCGAATGTGCGGTCCTTGGTTTAGTAATGCTTGGATTCCAGATTGGAAAAAAATAGATGCTAGACGTGTTCCTATTCCTCCAAAGCAACAGGTTGATACAGATAAATTTTTGCAAGAATTTGGTGAGGATTTGTCTGACCTAAGACAAATTTGGATTACCGGCGGTGAACCATTTATGGATAATAGCGTATACGAGTTTTTCGATAAACTCAAAGATTATTGTGATCTAGGAAAAATAAATGTTACTGTGAATACAAATGCTAGTAAAGTAGATGTAAACAAATTACATATGTTGAAAAATTTAAAAAAATTGCATTTAAATATAAGTGTTGATGCAACGGGTGAAATTTACAATTATATACGTGCATATAATTATGATTTTGACCAATTAAATAAAAAAATTAAAGAAATACAAAATGTAGAACAAGAAAATATTCTTTTAACAGTAAACGGTGCATTTCAAATTTACAATATTTTAGATGTAGAAGATTTTTGGAACTGGGAAGCAGATATCTTTAGAGATGACGGATCTCATTGGATAGAATATAGAGTGTTAACTGGACCTAAGCAATTACAAGCTAGACATGCACCTGATTACATAAAAGAAAAAAGCAAACAACAGGTCCAACGACTTTTAGAAAAATTTCCAAATCAATTTTATCTACCTGATCTATTAACAGAATTAGAAAAGCCTCAAGATTTAGATGCTGTAAAACATTTCATTGATTGGAATGACAAATTAGATAATGTAAGACAAGCAAAAGAGTTAGATATTGTTACTGAAATAAAAAACTATTGGAGAAAACATTTATGAAACTAGGTATCTTTGGGTGCAGTTTTGCAAGCGAAAGAGTGTTATACACTGCATACAAAAATTATAAGTACTTAGACGACTTTGGTAAACCTTGGGTTAACTATTTAAGAGATCGGTATAAGTCATGGAAAATAAAAAACTTTGCTGTTCCGGGAACTTGCTTTTATTATAGTTACAAACAATATTTAGAAAACAGAGATGAGTTTGATAAAATTATTTTTGTTTGTACAGATCATTCAAGAATAAGCCGTATGTCTAATACCCACGAAGGCTATGTTTTAGCTGCACCTAATATAGATTCTGCAATAGCAAAAGAAAAGTTACATAATGGAGAAGAAAAATTATTTTTTAAGTCAGCTATAAATTATTTTGCACACATGCAGGATGTTGAAAAAGATAAAATTATTTACAATTTAATCTATGAAGATATAAAAAAAGATCCAAAAGTATTTCGTATAAATGCATTTCCTTATGTAATTGATACTGAAGATAATTTATATAAAATTCAATGGAAAGAAACTGCAACTGTATTTGATCATTATAATATTTGGGAATATAAAAAAAAAGGTATCATAGATATGAGATACAATCATTTGACAGGCGATAACAACAGAATTTTAGCAAAAGAAATATCTAGACAATTAAATGCAGGATACAAAGAATTAAAAGTAGATATCGACAGATTTCAATTCGAAAAAGAAACAATAGAAAAACACTTTCTAAAAGAAAAACAACTATTAAAAAACTTAAAATGAGATATTGTCAAGCAGGATCAAAACACATATGGTTAAGAAATGATAACAAAGCACAAGTTTGTTGTAGCATACCTCAACTTGGACATAGTTATAAACTTGATAAACCTCAAGATTTTGTAAAATTAACACAGCAACAAGATTTTTTACAAGCATACAAAATATTAGAAACACAACCTATTCCTGGTGCATGTGATATTTGTGTAAAGAATGAGCAAAACATTGGAACAAGTCAACGTTTAAAAATTAATGATATTACATTAAATGGTGAAAAGTTTTTTTTAAAAATTGATTTTAGTAATAAGTGTAATTTAAAATGTATAATGTGTAGCAGTAGCAGAAGTACTGCTTGGATAAAAGATGAAAAAAAATTAAACGAACAATACGGCTATAATTATCATATTGAAACTCATACCACAATAGGCAATCAATGGTGGAAAGAAATAGATATAAATTGGTGGCGTAATTTAGGCGGAGTAGAAATTTCAGGCGGCGAACCATTGTATCAAGAAGATGCTATAGATTTTTTAGAATTTTTATCAACAAGTGTTCCCGAAGTACAATTAAGAATTATAACAAACGCAACTCTTTTTGACGACTATCTTTTAAAAATCTTTAAAAGATTTGATTGGATAAATGTACTTTGTAGTGTTGATGCTTGGGAAGACGATGTATATCAATACAGTAGAGGTGGAATACACAAGTTAGATGATGTAAAAAATGTATTGACAAAAATATACGATAATGTACATAGTATGAGTATAGCTGATACAATACATTGTGTAACATATGATCAACCAGCAAAGGGTATAAAATGGTTGAAAGACAACGGATTACACAAAGTTAGACACAACAGCAATTTTGTTTACAAACCTGAATGGCTAAATGTACACACTGTTTTACCTAAAGAATTTTTCCCACAAGGAAAAAAAGATATAGATTTACAAAAATATTTTGTAAAATGGATTACTGACCTTGACAAAGTACGGGGTACAAATATACTTAAAATTAGACCTGAATTTACAGAATGGTTTGAGGAGATAAAATGCTTTTAGTGACGGGTGGTTGTAGTTTTACAGCAGGAGATTATACTTGGCCAAATCATCTAGCCAACATTATTAAATTTGATTTGTACAATGTGGGAATAGGATCTGCTTCAAATCCTATGATTACTAGAAGAGTAATTCATCAATTACAACAGTTCGATAATTTTAATGATGTTTTGGTAGTAGTTATGTGGAGCGGCTCGAGTAGAAAATCGTTTTATTTTGATGATAAAGAATTTTACAATTATAAAGTTGGCGAAGTATTGAATACAACTTCTGAAAAATTTGATACAGTCAATCCTGTTATATGGCCAGAAGAGGATGTAAATGGATATTGGTGTTTAGCTACCGGAGGTATGCGTAGTAGATATATAACAAATTGGTATAAAAATTATGATAATACCACATATAGTTTAGTAGAATCGTATGAAGCTATTTTAGCTTTACAATGGTATTTAAAATTAAACAATATAAGATATATTTTTGCTGGGTATAAAGACGATTGGAAAGCTGAAGACTATAAACATATACAAACTGATCGTTTGAAAGACATGATTGATTATACGTATTTTATAGAAGAATCGCAATATGAATGGTTAATAAAAAATACACAGCAGCCTTGGAGAAATCAGCACAAAAATGATCATCACCCTAGTAGATTACAACATAAAGAATATGTTAAGAAAGTAATGCTACCTTTTTTACGACAAAAAGTATTGACAAAAAACTATAGGCTGTTATAATAAAATATGACTGAAGATTTAAAATGGAGTAATTATGACTTCACTAAAATACCATTTGAGGATATTGTCCAAGTAGGACAACGTACATTGTTGTACAGAGATATTTTTACAGTGTCTTGGTTGTTAGGCAGATTTTGTAATTATAGATGTAGTTACTGCTGGCCTTACGCCCGTAGCGACCGTAAAGATCATAGACCAACAGAGTTGTGTTTAACAACTATAGACGAGATAAAGAAGCAAGCACGTGATAACGGTTTTAATAGTTTTCATTTTAGTTTGTCTGGGGGCGAGCCTACTTTTCATCCAGGGTACTTGGACATACTTGGTCACTTAGCTGATGATGTCAACAATACTAATTATACTAGCGTTCATATGACATCAAACTGTAGTCGTCCGATGAGTTGGTTTGAAGACTACGTAGAACGTGTAAAGCCATTTCACCGTG